ATGACAGGAAACGAATTTATAAAAAATTGTCGGTTACAGAAAGGGTATTCTGTTCGTCAATTTGGAAAAATGGCAGATATTACACCTAGAATGGTATCATATTATGAATCTGGAGAAAAACTGCTTGAACATCTTCCGGTATATAAGTGTATAACAATGTTTCGATTGTTGGATATTCCGGTAGAGGAGTTCTTCCAAAAATATTATTCTATTGACACAGAGGTGAGTAAGTTAGTTGAAAAATGGCGTAATGAGCATCCAATCGATTTGGATTTTAATAAGTTGAAGAAAAGGATATATGCAAGGATTGCTCAGATTAAAAGCAGAGGGAAAGTAACTGCTGATAATTTGGAAAATATTTATGATTTATATAATGATTTCTTTATTCAGAATCCTAAAAATTATATTGCCAGACAGGTTATAACGCTTGCTGATTATGAAAAATATATAATTCCTATTTTCTATCATATTAAATCATCCATGAATATAATGCCTGATGAAAAAATAGCCAGGACAGTTCTGGATGCCCTATACAAATCGGATTACACAATCTCAGATATTTGTGTATTGTGCGGTATAACAGTCCAGCGCTTGAATGATTATTTGTATGGAAAAAGAGATTTTTCTGTAATACATGTAGATACTGCTTTGAAAGTGTGCTATGTACTTGGACTTGATTTTGAAGACTTGTTCGGAAGTTGTGGAAAATACAATTAAAAGAAGAATATTTTGCCTAATATGAAACAAAAAGCATTTCATTTCCTTTTACAATTTTTATATTGGAAATGAGGTGCTTTTTTGAATAAATATATAACGGTAATGGACAAATACCATATTACAAGTGAACGATATGAGTTACTGTTTTTATATGAAAACATTTATGGGATATTCCGCCCTCGTGAATTTATCAGTGATTACAGAAAAAGTAAATATTATGATTTGATAAAGACTGCGCATTTTGATGGGGATTCACTTGAGGATATTCTTAAAGATCTGGCATTCTTCGTAAGAGCTGGCCGGATAGAACTGAAAGCAAATGATGTCGTAGCTATCAAAATAAACGGATTTTTGACAAGCTACAGGTATTGTGGTTTGCCCTGCAATCTGCAAGGAGAGCATCCTGAATTTATAAAAGTAGATAATTTTCTTGCGGATGAAAAAGAACGATATATAAATGATATACATAAAGAAAAATATGTGCTAAATGTCCTGGACGCAGTACTTATTCCGCTTGATAAGTTGAACTTAAAACAAAGCAGAGTGTATTGCATAGACAAAGAAACATTTTGTCCCCCGGATAAATCAGGAAGAATAACTTCAAATTATTCGCTGCTTGCATTAAGAAAGGGTGGTATTGCTAATGCCAATCCTTATAAAAGACCGTTTGTGATGATGAATAATGCACTTTACTTTTTCTATCGTAAAAAGGAACATGAAAAAAATGCAGTATTATTGTTTTCCAAGCGAGAACTTGAAATGGTAAAGGATTATATAGATCTGGATGATGTAAAACTCATAATTTTGCAGGGAAAATATGGATAAGAATAGAATACGATTTTTAATGGCAGCATTAACGTTGATTGATATTATCATCGTTTCAATTTTTTTATTGATTTTGTCAGAACAATCTACAGATAAAAAAACAATAATGGGGGCATCATCTAAAACTACTGGAGATACGGTTTTTGAAGATGTCGAGATGGAATCTGAAGACTCAATTATTGGTGAGCCTGTAGTAAGTATAAATGACGATTTTCAAGGAAATTATAGTGATTCAGTTTTAGATATCTTTCAAAGTAAGATAATAGGTAAATGGGTAATATCAGATACAATGGTTTACGAATTTGGCGAAGGTGGTACTTTCAATGGCTTTTTTGACAGTGAACATCCAGACATTGCAGGATATACTTATTATCTGTCTATGTCAGATTCGGATAAACCACATCTATTTATATATAATACAGATAATACTGCAATGATAGCCTACGAGCTGTATTTGAATGATATACAAAATATTGAATTATATTTTGCACCAGCAGATATATATATCGAGCTAAAGTAGGGAGGAAAAATGAGAGTGAATGATAATGATGTAAAGACAATGATTAATGAGTATTATAGAGATCAGCATCCGGAGTTAAATATTACCAAACGCATTTTAGATAATTTGATACCTATTGTGTGTAAAGGGTTGTCAGAGACGCCGGATAGTATGACCATAGAGAAAGCTATGCCGGCTGTACATAAATTTCTGGAAAAGGAAAATATATTGAATTTCATAATAGAGCGTCAGCCCAATATGACTTGCATTCCGGATCAGGTTGTAAAATCTTTAAAAGAATATTTTAATGATGCTTTTCCAGGAATATCAATCTGCCATGTATATAGAAAATCTAATCATCCGGATGATTATTATTTATATACTGTTACAGCTAAAAGTAGTGATGGAACATACTGTTGCTGGAGTTCCTGGAATTCATTAACGGAAAGCCTAAATCAAGGACATTATGGATTAAAAACAGAGCAGAATTGTATTGATATTTTGCAAGATTTGTTTAATGACATTACAGATGAACCAGATCAATATGGAATGCAGCAAAATGTGTATAGTAATGACGATGAGGAAGAAAAAAAGCAAATTGGGAATGAGGAGAGTAATATTATACCGATTAACAAGCATAGAGGAAGGTAACAAGGATGGAAACAAATAAGAAAATAACAATAGCTGTAGCAGATAATCAGAGTTTTTTTCATGTGTTGGGAGATAACAAAAGGTATTATGACTTATATAGTTTATCGCATTCACATCCGGAGTTAAAAGATTACTGTCTGAATCATAGATATGAATTAGAAAGTGATCTGCAGAAACAGAATGAACTGATAGGAAACGAGTATCAATGAGGAGAATGGGGATAAATGAAAAATCAGGAAATAAACATGCAGGCGGGTGAAATGCTCAGGCGATTAGATTCTACTACATACAATCATTCGGTAAGAGTAATGATGATCTCGGCAGAGGTGGAAGAATATCTTAATCTGACAGACCATAAATTGATGTGTGCAGCTCTATTCCACGATATTGGAAAAGCATACGTTCCATTTGATATACTTGATAAAAAAGAACGTTTGACTGGTTTGGAGAGAGAACTGGTTGACTTACATTCATACTTTGGTTACTGTATGTTGAATTCAATAAAAGTAGAGGAAGATATATGCAGAATTGTATTATATCATCATGGCTTTCGACCGTTGACCATCCGGGACCTGGGATATTATGATAATAATAATGTATATCAGAAAGCACAGATGTTGCACACTATAGATGCATTTGAGGCATTAACATCGGATCGGCCGTATCATAGAGGATTGCCTTCAAAAGAAGCGCTGAAAATTCTTGCTAGAGAAGGAAAATACGAGCAAAGGACATTAGAATATATAACAGAGGTATCAAGCAAGGATGAAATAGGAACCAGTGCCATTCATCGGAACGGATTTGAAAATAATCCGGATTTTATCAATCAACTTATTATGGGTATGAGCTTATGAATAGAAGGACAAAAACAAAACTAATTATACTGATAATAATAGGATGTTTTTTTACAGCAGGTATTATAGGGCTGTTACTATCAGAAAAACTGAAAGAACATAGCTATACAAATAATGGTACACAGATTCATTCTGAAAAAATGATTAACAACATAAATATTGAGCGATAGAAAAAGCAGAGAGCAGCGTCTTTCTGCTTTCTATACATATTGACAATGTGAATATAAAATGCTACAATGATGGTGTAATAGAAATAGGTTGAATATAAGGAGGATGCTGAAATGAATAAAATCTATAAAGATATGTATACAACAGAAAATATCGAAGCCATTGGTGGTATTGACAATATGAATCGCTGGGTAAAGGAAATGCAGAAAAATGATATGAGAATCAAAAGAAATAAATTTCTTGATTCTGTATTCACACTTGTCCTAGATGCAGCATTGACTTATGGAATTGTAATTCTGGCTATGAGAATTTTTTTATAAGAATTGAACCCACAGCATAGAAAAACGGGAGATAAATTGAATAAAACTCAATTATCAGAAAATAGTAGGCGACGGGTGGGCGACAAAAGTGATTGGAAGTGGCTAAAATGCTGAAAACATACGCAGATGCTATGATTGCACAGGGTGTGTGCTAATCAATAAAAACGAACCCCGGAAATTCAATGTTTCCGGGGTTTTATTGTGCGTATTTTTGAAGAAAGTGTTCGTTGGTTTGAGTAGATTTTTGATAGTAATATGCGTACAATACACGCGTAATATACACGCAAGATACAACTCATTTTGTATAATATACGCATAATATACTGGGATTTTGAGCATATTTATACAGAAAAAGGGGAGGCATAACCTCCCTTAAATTTTATTGACTTCATCAATGAGCTGTTGTATAGATTTGTGCGTGTAGGTTCCTTTTGTAATATCATTTTTCATGCTATGCCCCATTATCAGTTTTATGCAAACATCATTTGCACCAACATCATCCATCAGTGAGGCAAAGGTGTGGCGGCCGTCATGTGGGAGATGCTGCATACCAAGTTTGTTCATAACGGTGTTGAAATTTGCGCTCACATACGATCCGTAGGTGTAGTGGTTACCGTACTTGTTGTTCACAAGAAATCTTCTGTTTGGATTGAATCGGTTCTTTATTAGTGGCAAAATTTTGTCTGCGATTGGTATTGTTCTGTCTGTGCCGGCCTCTGTTTTCATTCCCCCAATCATGTATTGTTCATCCAGATGCACATTATCCGTGGTTATCTCCAAAAGTTCCGTAGGTCTTAGGCCGGTGTAAATCGTAATGAGAATGAGGTCCACATTGTTTATCACATACAGTTTAGACCAAAGGGTTGCAATTTCTTCATTGGTATATCTGCTATGGATTTGTTCTGTCGGATCAACCCATGAGTATACAAAGAACTGAGACAAATCTTTTTCTATATAGTTGTTCATCAGGGCATACTTGTATAGATTGTTAAGAACCGTGCGGATATTAGAGACAGTAGAGTTTGATTTACAGGTCCATTTATTGATACACTCCTGGACCTCATCAGTTCGTAGGGCATTAAATTTCTTGTGGTGCAAATCTGATAAGTGGTTGAAAGCAATCTCATAGTTCCGCCAGGTGTTTGATGAAATCTTATCCGGCAGAGCCTTTCGATAATTTTTCCACTTTCCATACATCTCTGCAAAAGTAGGCGTCTCGGCGTATTTAATATGTTCCGCAACCACATCGGCATTATTCAATTCCGACAGAAAAGCATAGGCGTGTTCCTGTTTGGCGAAGTATTCAAGGTATTTGAACGTTTGCCGGTAAGCTATGGAATACTCATAGCCATCTTCTTGCATCAGAGTCTCAGCGAACTCACAGATGGCATCTGAGGAAATGGCAGCCCACATCTGAGCTTTTCTTTTCCATTTGAAGTTATACCGGTTGAGTTCCCGGCGGATATTAGACGGCGGATCTTTCGGAGCATCAATCTCTACAAATTCCGCAATTTCAGAAGTTCGGACAGCATAAGGCTTACGCCTCTTGCCTTTTAGTTTGATTACACTACCGTAACCGTTTGGCAGACGCATAATATCATCCTCCTTTTCTTTTCTTAAAAATGGGCGTAAAAATGCCCGGTATATTGTTTTTCTACCGGGAAGATGATATAATGCAAGGTGTTCAAGCGAGCGCATATCGGAGCTTTCCGGTGTGTGTTCATAGATACCGTCTCTGTTAGCAGCAGGGGCGGTTTTCTATTTTAGTATTTCTGTCGATTTTCAACGACTTTACCAATGATTCTCACTGGCTTATTCTCAATTTCCTCATTTGAATAAAACATAGGCTCATAGGTCTGATTAAAAGGAATGAGTCTGATTCCACTAGGGAACTTTGCCAACTTTTTGCAAGTGGCACTGTCTCCATTGACTAACACAATGACAAGATCGCCTGATTCTGCATAGTTCTGTTTGCGGACAATCACAACATCCCCATTGCAGATACGAGGCTCCATGGAATCTCCCTTTATTTTCAAAGCAAAGAAATCCCCAGTGTGAGCCAATTCTTCTGATATTTCCTCATAATCTATAACATCCTCAATGGCTTCAATAGGAACTCCGGCTGCCACGTTACCAAGCACAGGAATACGGATAGCCTTTTTGGCCATCTTCACTTTCTCCGGTTCTGCGTCAACTTTCGTATTATCGTCAAGCTGAGAGAATAATTCGTCAAACGTCATAAACATTCCGTTTGCAGCTTTCCTTATAGATTGAATAGACGGAACAGGCGGTTCTCCTGTTTTTGGATTGAGATTATTTTCGAGCTGTGATATGTACCCTTTGCTTATTTTACTAGCCTTAGAAAAGTCATCCATACTCATGCTGTTTGTCTCTCTGTATGCCTTTATTATCTGCCCTAATGTCATAAGAAAACCTCCTTTCAATGTTTAGTCCATTATACAATGCACTGAACAAAAAGTCAATTTTTTTGTAAAATGTGCTTGACAATAAATGTTTAGTCGGCTATACTCAAATTGTTCAGTCGAGCAAACATCGGACAAAGAAAGGAGGCGCAGTAATGGCGTATCGAATCAGAGAACTTAGAGAAAAGAAGAAACTTACCCAGGAACAGTTGGCTCAAATGTCTGGCGTAAGCAGAACAACCATAGTTCTGCTTGAAAACAACGAAGAGCATGAGGCTATGGTCGGTACTCTGAAATCGTTGGCGGCGGCTTTGAATGTCCCTGTCAGCAAACTTTTTACCCAAAAAGTTTAGTCAAACAAACATGAAAAGGATAATCCACAACGAACTAAGACACAGCAAAACGAACAGATTGAGGTAAGAAGCAATGAACAGTGAGAGAGTAACACCAAAAAATGCAGCGAAAGAGTTGCAAATGGATGTGATTACGCTCCGTGAACTTATGAAAAGGGAGAAATTGCCTATTGGATATGCCATAAAGCGAGAGGGTAAATCCAAGTGGGGATTTTACATATATCGCCACCTTTTGGATCAGGAGAAAGAACGACTTGGTATAGGTTAAGCATCCGCAAGGATTGTTTAATAGATATTTTTGAGGAAAGGAGACGCACCATGAGAAAAGGTACAGTTAAATGGTTCAACGCCGCAAAGGGCTACGGTTTCATTACCGGCGAAGATGGAGTTGACGTGTTCTGCCATTTCAGCGCATTACAGATGGACGGTTACAAGACTCTCGTAGAGGGACAGCCCGTAGAATTTGATGTTGTTGACGGGACCAAGGAACCGCAGGCATCCAACGTAACAGTAATTCAGTAGCGGTTTAGGGGTAAGGCATTGCCGAACCCCATAAACAGAGAAAGGAAAATCCACCATGAAGATTTCAAAAATCACGATAAAGCAGCTCTTCGGGATTAAGGAATGGCAGGGGGACGGAAAGAACATTGAACTTGTCGGAGACAACGGTACTGGAAAAACATCCGTTATTGACGCAATCAGATATGCTCTTACAAATTCCTCTGACCGTGAATTTATCGTAAAAAACGGAGAGACAGAGGGAGAGATCTACATAGAAACAGATAACGGTCTCTCCATTGACAGAAAAGCCAGAACAGCAATGACAGATTACAAATCTGTTAAGCAGAACGGCAATGTAATTCCCAGTCCTGAGTCGTTTCTGAAAACCATATTCACACCGTTACAGCTTTCCCCTATGGAGTTCATCTCTATGGATAAGAAAACCCAGAACGCAACGATTTTGGATATGATTCAGTACGATTGGAACCTTGACACCATCAAGGAATGGTTTGGGGAAATTCCGAGGGATGTAAATTACGAGCAGAATATCTTGGCTGTCCTGAATGATATTCAGGCGGAGAACGGTTACTACTTCATGCACCGCCAGGATGTAAACCGTGATATTCGCGCGAAGAAAGCAGTTATCGCAGATATTGGTAGCTCACTTCCTATCGACTATGACGGAGAGAGATGGGAAAAGGAAAACCTCTCAGACCTCTACACAGAGATTGAGAAGATCCGCAAGAATAACGAGACTATCGAAAAGGCAAAACGCCTTAGAGACAGCCACGATGGAAAAATCCGCTCATTCCAGGCAGACAAGGAAATTAAGATTGCCGCACTTGATACGGAAATGGCTCAGCAGGAAAAGAACATTGAGAGTGAGTTAGCGCAGCTTGAAGAGAGAATAAAAGCTCTCAGAGAGAAGAAAGACGGGCTTGCCGGTGTAAAAGCGGACAAAGTAAAGGTAATTCAGTCGGAGTATGAGGCATCCGTGTCTAAGTATGAAGCTGAGCAGGCATCCTACGCGGAATACGCAGATATGGAAACCACACCTATTGATGATCTTATGGCAAAAGCCAATGAGACTGAGAAGATGAAAGGCCATATCAATGAGTGGCGCAGAATGTTGAACATCCAGAAAGAGGTTGATGAGTTGCAAAGCGAGTCCAACAGTCTCACAGAAAAGATTGAACTGGCAAGAACTCTTCCGGGAACCATTCTGGAAACCGCAGAGATTCCGATTGAGGGTCTGACCGTTAAAGACGGAATACCTCTTATCAATGGATTGCCGGTAAGCAATTTGTCCGAGGGAGAAAAACTTGACCTCTGCATTGATGTGGCAATTCAGAATCCGGCAGGATTACAGATCATCCTCATTGATGGCACTGAGAAACTGTCTGAGGAAAACCGCACACGTCTCTATGAGAAGTGCAAAAAGAAAGGGTTGCAGTTCATAGCAACCAGAACCACAAGCAACAATGAATTAACAGTTATTGAACTGTAGGAGGAAACACTATGGCAGGAAAGAATGATAACTTTGACGCACTTATGGCAATGATGGCACTCAAACACATTATGGATGATACGAAAGATATTGAAATCCATCCGTTCACTTGTGAAGTGGTCGTAACGCCTACATCAATCAGTTGCAGTTCTTCTGGAAATAAGGCATTTCTCGAAGATATTGACGGTGGAATGGAGTGGGCGGAGGAAACCAACAACCTCATCAAAGATATTATGTCTGAGCAGACAATAAAGCTCACTGATTTGGTGAAAAAGAAATTTGGTTTCGATACCGTCAAAGTTAAGCCTAACTCCGAAGATGGTTTTGCGGATTTTTTGAAGAACCTTTTCGGGGGGGGGTACAGACGATAGCGAATAAAACAAATAATCTGCCTGCCATAGCCTTTTCTTGGTAGGCAGATTCATAAAAATACAAGGAGGTTATTTATGGCAACAAAAGACACAAATTATTTAGTGGCAGTTCATAAAGGACTGGACGAAAGCCTTGAAAAACAGGTTGCGGCTCTGCCGGAGAAATTCAACAAGCAGAGATTTCTACAGAACTGCATGACGGTTCTGCAGGACGGACAGGCTGATTTTTCAAAATGTGAAGCACCGACCGTTGTGCGAACACTCTTAAAAGGAGCGTTCCTTGGTCTCGATTTCTTTAACGGAGAGTGTTACGCAATTCCTTACGGAAATCAGTGTCAGTTCCAGACTGATTACAAGGGAGAGATCAAGCTGTGCAAGAGATATTCGAGCAATCCTATTCAGGACATTTACGCAAAGGTAGTCCGTGAGGGAGATGAGTTTGAGGAAGTAATTGAAAACGGTAAGCAGTATGTCAATTTCAGACCTAAGACTTTTTCAAACGGAGAGATTATCGGTGCATTTGCGGTAGTCCTCTACAAAGACGGTTCCATGATGTACGACACCATGAGCAAAGAGGACATTGAACATACCAGACAGACATTCTCAAAGGCAGCAAACAGTAAGGCTTGGAAAGAAAGTTACGGAGAGATGTGTAAGAAAACAGTTCTCCGCCGACTGTGTAAGTTGATTGACCTCAACTTTGATACAGCAGAACAGTGTCAGGCATTTGAAGATGGTTCGGCATTTGATGTTAAGGAAAAACCAAAAGAGAAGTATCGGGCACAGGACATTTATCAGTCTCAGGATCAGAGTTCTCATAACGGAGATGAGGATTCTGATGGTGTGATTGATGGAACATTTAAGGAAGTAGATGAGTAACCTCATCGCACTTACCCCGGAGAATTACTACTCACAGGAAGCCAATATGCAGTATGTGTCCGTATCTCAGTATAAGGACTTCAATGGCACAACCGGAAAGTTAGGTTGTGAGGCTTATGCGATGGCAAAACTCCGGGGAGAAGTAGAGGAAGTCTCCACCACTCCGTTATTGGTAGGTTCTTATGTGGATGCCTACTTTGAGGGGACACTTCCTACATTTTCCGCACAGCACCCAGAAATCTTTTCATCCAGAGGTAAAACCGCCGGAGAATTGAAAGCCGAGTACAAGCAGGCCTCTGCAATGATTGACAGGGCAGAAAAAGACAAAGTTTTTATGCAGTATATGGCCGGAGATAAGCAGGTAATTATGACCGGGGAAATCAATGGCATACCGGTAAAAATCAAAATTGATAGTTGCGATGGAAAAAGGATCACTGACTTAAAAACCGTAAAATCTGTTACAGAAACTTTTTATGCAAAGGATCTCGGACAGAGACTTAATTTCTGCGAATGGTGGGGATATGACCTCCAAGGGGCTGTTTATAGAGAAATATATAGGCAGAACACAGGTAAATTGTTACCGTTTTATATTTGTGCAATTAGCAAAGATAAGACTTCTCCAGGAAATATACCTCATCCGAGAATTAAGGTTATTGAAATTCCACCTATGGTTATGGATGAGAAACTGGCAGAGTTCCAAAGCAATATCATCAAGGTTCAACGCCTGAAAGATGGAGAAATTGAACCTCTGAGATGTGAGGTGTGCGACTATTGTGCCGACACTGAGGTTTTGGATGGGCCTATATCAATGGATATGCTTATGGGAGAGATTTAATGAGAGATTCAATTATTGTGGATATGAAATATGCGGATCTTGATATTATCAACGGTCAGTATGGGGTTGAGAGGCATCACTGTCTCGGAGGTCCCAACCGAAAAAAAGCAGATGAAGATGGCTTATGGGTTCCACTCACATCAGAACATCACAGAACGGGGAAGATAAGCGCACACCAGAGCACAGAGGTACAAAAACTCTTGCAGATAATAGCGCAGCTCTCCTACGAACTCAATGAGGTATCACAAGGACTTACCGTGGATGAAGCACGAAAAAAGTTCTTTGATAGATACAGAAAATTCTACATTTAGGAAAGGAAGTGATAAAAGTGGCAGAGAAACTTACATTGGCATCTATGTGTGCCGGAGGCGTTCAGGAAAGAATCGACAGAGCGTTGGCAAAGATTTCTGACAACATTCTCGATTTGAATACGGATGCCAAGAAGAAAAGAACTCTCGACATTAAGATTGTTCTCACTCCATCAGAGGATGATAGAGAAGATGTTGCTGTTGAGGTTCAGACTTCCGTTAAGTTGGCTCCTGAGATGGGACTGAAAACTCAGTTATTCATCAACAAGGACTTCCGTAGCGGCGTAACAACCCTCACAGAACACGCAAAAGGCGCAATCAAAGGTCAGCTTACTCTTGATGAGTGCGGTATGTGCATGGATCCGGAAAAGGATTCAGCACCGACAGCAGAGGAACTTGGTTGCGATCCTGAGACTGGAGAGGTACTGGAAGAAAAATCAGAACCTCCGAAAGAGGGAAAGAAAGTAATCAGCATGAGAGACGCAGTAAATAGTTAGGAGGATATTATGTTTTTCAAGGAAGCATACGAAGCTCTCAAACAGGGAGCTATCGTTAAACTGCCGGAATGGGCTGGATATTGGAGATGGGAGGATAATTCCATCAAAATGCACTGCAAGGACGGAAAAGTATTAGATATTCGTGAGACAGACAACGTTGACTACACGCTCACTTTCATCCTCAGAGATGATTGGGAGATTGCAGCCGGTCCCGATGTAAAAGACTTGAATATCCAGACATTCACATTCGGAGAAGCAGTACGCAGATTAAAAGCAGGGCAAAAAGTAACCCGTAAGGGATGGAATGGAAAGGGAATGTTTGTTGTTTACCAGAAAGGTTATCCGCAGGGTATTCCGTGTAATAAACAGACAGCCGAAGCGTGGGGACTCAATGAGGGAGATTTGTTTGTATGCAATCCGTATTTACAGATCCGTTGCGTTGACGGCTCACATTCCATGTGGGTTCCGAGTATCAATGATTGCCTTGCCGAAGATTGGTGTAGCGCACAGTAACAGGAGGAAAATATGTTAAAAGCAGCTATTGAGAAAATTCTTTCTCTCGATGCTCCTCATATTGAGGAAATTGAGGGAAGAACCTATGTAGACAAAGATATGACACAGATCGGCAAGGAACTCAGAGCGACCAGTATCACAATGAACAATCTGAGTAGCCTTGTGGATTTCATCAAAAAGAGTAAGGCTGATTTCAAGACCGGTCATTACATCGCCCAGGTGGTTTCTCCTACTGAGGTTCGTCTGTTCTCCAGTTTGGATGCAGACCGTCAGAGAGAAACACTGGCAGTTGTCAAAGCAGAGATCCCGGAGTTTTCATTCGGTCAGTTCATCGGAAACGAAGAGTTTGTTATCGGTGTGCAGTCCAAGTTCTTAAACGAGGATGCTGAGGCAAATGATAAGCCGATCATCTTACAGTTTGCCGGAAATGTTAAGGCCGGCACTGTTGCAGAATACGGAGACACCGGAGTAGGACAGAAAGCGGCAATCAAGAAAGGCGTTGCCTCTCTGCAGGAAGTCGAAGTTCCGAGTCCTTGCCGCCTGATGCCGTACAGAACCTTTACAGAAGTTGCACAGCCTATGAGCAACTTCATTTTCAGAGTAAAGGACAATGACCGTTATGGCGTTACCTGTGCCTTGTTTGAGGCAGACGGAGGCGCATGGAAGAATGAGGCGAAAGCCAACATCAAAGCGTATCTCGAAAAAGAACTTGCGGATGTATCAAACATTTTCGTGATTTCCTAAATAATCGTAACCCGTAAATATGTTTCTGCAATTATCTCCTAAGATTGGTCTCTGAGGAAAATATGTCACGAAAGCCGCAGAACACACAAACGGTTTACCTCCTTTTAAGAAATTCGATTAGTTAAATGGTATAAACCCCTGACAAGGATCTTTTGTTAAATTACCCAGGAGCCGTCATTCCGGCGGCTCCACCCATAATGAAAGAAAGGAGGACTTAGAGATGCACAAGGTTGTTATCAAAGGAAATTATTACGGCAGAACCAGAACCTTACCAGATCTTAACGATTACTTACATGAGTGTGCAAGGCATCCTCAGATGGGTGCAAAAATGAAAAGAGATTACCAGATGATCGTGTGTAACGCTATCAGGACGCAGTTGCCGAGACTTACGATTACAAACCCTATCATCATTCATTACAACTTCTATGAACCAGATAAGCAGCGTGACAAGGGCAATATTTTTTCTTTTGCCGATAAAGTTTTTCAGGATGCTTTGCAGAAATGTGGAGTGATTAAAAACGATGGTTGGAAAGAAATCGACAACTTTACGCATGACTTCTATGTGGATAAGAAAAACCCAAGGATTGAGATATTCCTTGAAGAGATAGAGAAAGGACCGTTCGATGGCTGAGAAAAAGTATTTTTGGCTCAAAATGCCCCGGAACTTCTTTGAAAAACACTATATCAAGATACTTAGAGCAAAGGATAATGGCGATCTTTTGGTTATGTTCTATATATGGATGATTACAGAGTCAATCGACCATGAGGGCAAACTGCGATTTTCCGAAGATATTCCATATGACGCAGAAATGTTGGCGGAAGCGTCCGGTTTTGCGTTACAGATTGTTACACAAGCGTTACAACAATTTTCAAAATTACAGCTTGTGGTTACGGAAAGTGACGGCACGCTATTTTTACCAAAATCTCTGAAAATGATTGGGTCTGAATCGGCATCCGCACAGAGGGTTAGGGAGTATCGGGAGAGAGAAAAAAACAAGACAAAACCCACTGAGACACCCGAAAACACTGAATGTAACGAACGTGTAACAGAGAGTAACGTTGACGTTCAAAAAGGTAACATAGAGAAAGAGTTAGAGAAAGAGTTAGAGAAAGAGTTAGAGAAAGAAAATAAAAAAGGGGGAAAGAGGGAAACTACCCAATCAATTTTTGAAAGGCTTCTCCCTGAGTACACCATCTCTGATGTAATGGCAGATAAACTTCGCGAATGGTTCAAGTATAAGACGGAACGGAAAGACGGATATAAGGAACAGGGCATGAAGTCGTTGTTAAAACAGGTTGCCAATAAGGTCTCTGTCTATGGAGATACTGCCGTATGCAATCTTATTGATGAATGTATGTCGAATGGATGGAAAGGCATTATTTGGGATAAATTGCAATCATCTTCTGCATACAGAAATAGCGGAGATCGCATTGGAAACAGAGTAAAGGATGTGGATGGCTGGTAATGGAAAGAGAAGAATTTAAGATTTTGGCAAAAGCTATGAAAGCGGTCTACGCACAGCCGACATTCATACCAGATAAAGACGCTTTCGATGTGTGGTATGGATTATTACAAGATCTTCCGTATGAGCAGGCAAATTTGGCGATACAAAAGTACATGACGAGTGAACGTTTTCCACCAACCATCGCGGATATTCGCACTAAAGCAACGGAGATAATTGCTCCGGCGGAAGAAAGCATGAGCGAACTGCAGGCATGGGCGTTGGTACAGAGGGCGTTAAGGAACTCCGGTTATAACTCAGAAGAGGAATTTGCAAAACTGCCGGAGGCGTGCCAAAGAGCTGTTGGAACGGCGGCAAACCTCAAAGAGTGGGCGTTGATGGATTCAGACCAAGTGGCAACCATTGAACAGTCACACTTTATCAGGAACTATCGGACTTCGGTGCAGCGGATGAAAGAAGAGGCACGTCTGCCGGAGAATGTAAGGATGCTCATAACCGATATGGGGAAGAAACACGCAGCACTTATGGAAAAGGCAGCGGATCCACAGATAGAAATGCAAAAGATTGAAGTGCCGGAGGAAAAAGCCGAACCACCATCCGGTATGTCAGAAGAGACCAGAAAGAGACTGGATGAAATGTATGAGAAGTTCGGTGTTAAAAAGTAACGGAGGAAAGGGCAGCGCGCATAAATCCCGGGAACCTCTGAAATGGATTGAGAAAATTATCATACAAAGAGATGAGGGAAAGAGGATTGTGTCCGAAGTGTGGCAAAGAAAACCCAACGCCGGAAAGATCCATGTGTCCTGACTGTGCGGCAAGAAATTCTGAATTACGCAAGCAGAACCGAAAATACCATGAAAGGATTGGGATATGCACTCATTGTGGGAAAAATCCAGCAGAACCTAACAAAAAGCTATGTTATGAGTGTTTGGGTCAATTTCAAGATAGTTATTCGGAAAAAGGGAAAACCGATGAACAGAAAGAGAAAGATCGGCTGAGGAAAAGGCAGTTAAAACAGACACGCATCGAAAACGGTCTATGCCCCAGATGCGGAAAACATCAATCACAGAATGGTGGTTTGTGCCAGAGATGCAGGGCGTATCTGAAAAATTATAGAGACAAAAACCGATGCGATTTGTCACGTTCAGAGAGACCGGACTACGGCATTTGCTATATATGTGGCAAAAATCCAACAATGAAAGGGAAAAAGGTGTGCGATAAGTGTTATGAAACACGGCTGAGTACCTTACCGGCAATGTGGGAAAATGCGAATAATGACTACTTCCGGCAGCTTAATTATGCGAGATTTTGCATGATAAAAAATCAAAGAAAGGAGAAAACGAGTGGATCAGATTTCAATGTTTGATTTAATGTACCCAACATTTAAGACTGACAACCCGGTGCGATTGATAGAATTGTTTGCCGGGGTTGGTTCTCAGGCGATGGCACTTCGTAATCTTGGCGTACCGTTTGAACATTACCTTATGTCTGAATGGGAAATGCACGCCACGGCATCATACAAAGCTATTCACATGGCGGACGATGATACGGATTACAGTGCGGAAATGAGTTCTGAGGATGTTATACAGGCACTTACTCAGTTGGGAATATCCGTGGACGGAAAGAAACCTCTCACGGAAGAGCAGATAAGGAGTCATTCATACAGTGACGCATGGCGCAGAGAATGTTACAACAACATAAAAGCCACGCACAACCTTGTCAACATTTGCTCAATGAGGGGGGGTGATCTGGCAATAACGAATACTGACAGATACACCTACCTTATGACGTATTCGTTTCCATAAGACCTTGCCAGGACTTATCACTCGCCGGAAAGATGCGAGGAATGAAAAAAGGATCAGGAACACGTTCCGGGTTACTGTGGGAAGTTGAAAGACTTCTGAATGAGACAGAAAATCTTCCCCAGATACTTCTCATGGAGAATGTGCCACAGGTTATCAGCGCAGACAACATAGACGATTTTCATAGCTGGTGCAGCTTTCTTGAAAGCAAGGGATATAAGTGTTATACGCAGATCCTCAATGCAAAGGATTACGGAGTGGCACAGAACAGAGAGCGTTGTTTCATGGTATCTATTTTGGGAGATTATAATTACAAATTTCCGCAGCCGGTTCCACTGGATAAGACAATGAAAGATTATTTGGAGGACGAGGTAGACGAAAAGTATTACATCAACTCTGAAAAGGCACAGAAACTCATCAAGGACTTACGAGAGAGCGGTCAGTTAGACGGTATCTCAAAAACCGTTAGGGGGGGGCAGAGGCTCAGTAGACCGGCATCATTGGGATGCGGTGTTACAGAAGTAGACAGCTCAGATGAACCATGAGCCGGCCATTGATTGTGGCTCATACGGGAACAGGCGGAGAAAGAGGACGTATAATGTCCCCGGATGGCATATCAGTGGCATTGTCGGCAACGGATTATAAAGATCCACCGAAAGTTTTAGTGGAGGAAAAAGTAAATGGCAGACAGAATAATCGTAGTCGGCTCACTGAACCCGGAAAAAGAAGTCCAGGACAGGGTCCGAGTTTTATCGGGGGGGGGTATTTGCCAAGCGATAAGGGCAACAGACTACAAAGATCCTCCGAAAGTGCTTGTGGAATCTACGACCCATACAATAAAGCATTGTACAAAATGATATGTCCTACCCTATTGGCGAGCGACTACAAACATTTGAAATATGTAATTGAGGAACTATGAAATGGCAAATAAGGTACGCTGCATACAACTGGGGAATATCGCCGTAGGAAAGAGCTGGGATAATCCTCAGAGCGGAAGAATTTATTCCGTAGACGGAATTGCCCCGACCTTAAACACTTGTGGGGGGGGCAATTTGGAACCAAAGATATTAGAAATCAAGGAAAGGAAAGAAGATATTGCAGACCGGGATTAAGAGGTTAGGCAATATTCTCCCCACTTCCACGAGAGAGAACCCAAACCAAGGGCGAGTGTATGATACCGGCGGCATAGCTCCGGCGATTACGAGTGGGGGGGGGTACTGTACCTTGCATAATAACAGAGACGGAGGCGAAAACGTGGTTGAAAGAATCATTGTTGCAAGCAGAGGGCGAAACCCAAGCAATCCATCAGACAGAACCACAGGCGCACCAACGGAACAACGGTTAGAGCCAAACTCAGAGGGGTTGTGCAATACACTTACTTCCGTCCAAAAAGACAACTATGTTTTGGAGATAAGAGTAAATGAGGATTGACTTTGCGATATGCCGTTGCGTCAGAACTGAATACGGCAAAAGGATAAGAAAATTATACGAAAGCCACCAGATTTCAGAAAAAAGAGGCAATATGACTCAACTTGAAGCAAGAACTGATGGCATATCCAACACCCTCACAACTGTTCAAAAAGACAATCTGGTTTTAGAGATAAGGACGGTGGATGATGGATAGAGAGTATGTAGGCATCCGGCAGGCAACACAGAAAGGTTATATCGAATGTGAGATTGGCGGAGTTGCAGATTTCTCATACCCGACAAGTAAATTACGGCGAGGAAGAGTGCAAGGAGGCGGTCATGTATGCCCTACACTTACATCCCAAAGCATGGGGATTTGCCGTATTGAGAAAATTGTTCGGGGGGGGGGCAGGACGGTATGCAGCATAGTGACAATCTCGCGGAAAGGAGTACAGAAATGGCAAAAGTAGGGCAGATTTCCAACGAGGGAAGTCAATGCGGATCTGTTTATTCTGATGATGGCAATTCTCCAACGTTGACCGCCGGAACGCATGGAGATGCGAACTCAAAGGTTTGCACAGAGTACCGCATAAGAAAGCTCACTCCAAAAGAGTGCTGGCGGCTGATGGATTTCTCAGATGCAGATTTCCATAAGGCGGAGAAAGTAAATAGTAACACACAGCTTTATAAGCAGGCCGGAAACAGTATCGTGGTAAATGTTCTGGTTGCAATCTTAGGGCAGTTATTCATCGGAAAAGAGGATGTATATAGAGACTGCAAGGTAAAGAAATAGGAGGCAATATGCAGAAATTAAAACAGATGGTGGTAATGAGAGAAAACCACGAAAGAGACGAGGGAACAATGGGATTTCACGATTATGTGACAGTGAAAGAGGACTTCAATAAATTTGTGGACAGAGTAACAGAGGCTTGCGAAACAGTTAATGGCAAATTCTTAGGAGTTTCTTATCCTAACGAAGATACCGCCGTTATTCTGTATAGATGGTCTGACGGATTGCATTAAATTTTTTTGAAGAGAATGTTTAGTCAGACAAACGAAAACGTGAAAGAAAGGAGAAAAATCAGTATGTTTAGAAAAACAGAAAAGGAAAAACAGGAAGATAACAAGGAAACAGACGTTGAGTATGCAGACTATGAGATCTGCCGGAAGAGCAAAGTTGGAGAGTATATTCAGGCAGGGCAGGAGTTTTTTGTGGCTGACATGAAAAAGAAAAAGATTTACAGCTCCAACGATCTGCGCCTGAGAGAGCTATCGGAAAAGGTAGACTCTGAGGACACATTCGTATTCAAAGAAGCAACTTATATGTAAACAGGAGGACAGTTTTATGAGCAACAGCAGTAATGGAAACAGTGGAAAAGCATCAGGCGGTATCGGATTTTTCGGAGTGTTACAGCTTATCTTAATCACTCTGAAATTATGCAAAGTAATCACATGGTCTTGGTGGTTAGTTCTTCTCCCTATCTGGATTGGGGTTGGACTTACGGCAATTCTTATTGTAATCATCGTGATCGCAACAATTTTGAAGTAGGAGGGAAAGACATTGACGCAGGAGCAGATGAGAAACCTCAACACCATCGTAGAAACGTATGGAAACGATGCACAGGAGGATATGGCTATTGAAGAGTGTTCGGAACTCATCAAAGCCATTCTGAAATTCCGCCGTAGCGATGAAAAAACAGCGGAAATGAGAGAAGCAGTGATTGATGAAATTGCAGATGTACAGATCATGCTCACACAGTTGGAAATTATTTTTAACTGCGTAGCAGAGGTAGAGGATCGAATTGATTTCAAAATCAATCGACAGATGGGGCGAATTAAGGAAAGAGAGGCAAAACGTGATGTTTGTTAAGTCTCAGGATGGAGCGGTAGTTCTGAACAACGACAAGGTAACAGAATACAGCACGGACAGCAAATATGATGGGCGGTACAAAGTTGCTGCCCTCGTAGGAGAAAGCAGAGTAGTGATTGGCAGATACTCCACGAAAGAAAAATGCAGAATGGCGATTTCAATGCTTATGGACTGCTACACCATGAATTTGCTGTTTGAAAGAGGACAGGATGAAAACCCCAGAGACTTAGTATGTGAATATGTGGCGGATCAACCACTTGGAGTGTTCGAGATGCCGCAGGAGGATGAAATCGAATAGGAGGACACTATGAGCAAAGAGTTTTATAGAGGGGAAATCTTCTATATCCGCAACGAGAGCGAATATAGCGGAAATGTACAGGGGGGGGGTAGACCGGCGGTAATCATAAGCAATGACATTGGAAACAATGCGGCTCCCATATTGGAAGTGGTTTACCTTACCACTCAGGAAAAGAAACCGTTGCCGACACACGTTAAGATCAACAGTTCAAAATATCCGTCCACCGTGCTTTGTGAGCAGATTGATACGGTAAACAAAGATAAGGTTGGAGATTACATAGGACAGTGTTCTATGGCAGAAATGAAAAAGATTGATGCAGCGTTGGCGGTAAGCATCGGTATTGGAATTAACATCAAATCGAATGATCTGGTAAAGAAGTGGGCGGAAGCTGCAAATGAAGTAGTGGAGCCGGAGAAGAAAGAACCTGAACCTGTTGTGGCAAAGGTGGAGATGCCGGACATTGAGACACAGTTGGAAATCGCAAAAATCACAGCCGAGAGGGACGTGTATAAGCGGTTATACGAGGCGGCAATGGCACGGAGATAGGAGGAAGCATGGCTCTAATAAAGAGAGATAGAGAAAACTTCTGGATGTTAAATTGGCTTGATGAATACATGACCGGTCACAAAGGATTTATATGTGGAGGATGTTTCAAAAACATATTCAATAAAGAAAAGGTAAAGGATCTTGATATTTTTTTTGAGAATGAAAGCGATTTTGATGATGCGGTACAGTATTTTGACAGTCAGACACCAGGATATGACGGAGACGATGTAAGAGATGGGAAATATCATTTCCACTACGAAAACGACAATGTAAAGGCATACAAACACATTGAAACAGGTGTTGTGATTGAACTTTGTTGCAAAATATTTGGAAAACCGGAAGAAATTCTGAATAAGTTCGATTTCACAATCACGAAGTTCGCATATTACAAAGAGGAAGTAGAGGATGAAACTGGTGCGGTAGCGAAAAGACAAGAACTTCCGTTTGAAACTCTGGAAGATGAGCATTTCTTAGAGGAAATTGGAATACCGGAAACACACATTGAGTACAAAATCCTGATGGATGATGCGTTTTTTGAACATCTGCATCTTAAACGGATTGTAATTGATAAAGATATTCCGTTTCCAATGAGCACTTTTGAACGAATGCTGAGATATGCAAAGTACGGATATTTCCCATGCAAAGAAACAAAGATGAAGATAATCAATGCACTTAGGGATTTGACAGACGAACAGGTTGAATTATCTGAAAGCCTTTATGACGGCATGGATTAAGGAGGAAAGATGAAAAAGACAGCGAGAGTAATTATCACATCAAAGTGCGACCGGAAGTGTCCGGGGTGCTGCAATAGCAAATTGGATTACGCATCATTAGCGAAAGTGATTGGCGGTATCACGGCATTAAAGGACTATGAGGAAGTTGTGATTACCGGTGGAGAGCCTATGATAAATCCGGCACAGCTCTACACAGTCATTAAAATGCTCAGAAAGCAGAATAAGAGACAGAAAATCTATCTTTATACGGCTTGCCTGACAATGGACGATCATCCGGTAATTTTAAAACACTTGGATGGTATCACAGTAACAGTCCATGCAGAAGCCACAGATGAGGATATTCGTAACCTGAAATATATGAGTTCCAATCTCTACGATGAGGACTTGGATATGCGCCTGTTTATCGACAAGAGGGTGTACGACCGGTACGACTTATCTAATATCTGCATGAAAACATGGGATGTAGTGAGAAAACTGGAATGGAAAAAAAAGTGCGATCCGGCAGAAAACGAAGAACTGTTTTTGTGGAATCTTTATTAAGGAGGCTGCCATGGAAACTTATAGAGTTGTATCAATTACAGACAGAAAAGGCAATCCGAGAATTGAGGGCAGATACCCTCTCAGAGTAGGGAGAATGTGCAAGAAACCCACTCCAAGAAACGGAGATGCCATGATGATTGAATGGTTGGCTCAGCCGGATGGAACGCCGTATGTCGGCATGATTGTTACGAGTACGGTTATCGGATTCAAGACTGAGGATAGAGGAAAATACATCGAGGTAACAACCAGAAATTCAATCTACACATTTGAGAGAGTATGAGAGAAACAGAAACTTTTGAGTATATCCGCCAGAAGTACCCGGACAAAGAAGAAAAGTGGAGAAAGGTCACGCAGCTTGTAAAATTCGATGAGAATTTGGAAGTTAAGAGCGTGCATGATTTCAACATCAACTGCTACATATCAACATTTGGGAGACTTATAAGAAACGGAATCCTCTGCAATATGGCATACGGAGATAAATACGATATTTCCAGTATGTTCACAGATACGGACGGAAACCAAGTACGGTTTAAGAGACACCAGATTGTTATGCAGACTTTCTTCATGGGAGACAGACGGCGGTACGACACCGTAGACCATATAAATAACATGGAAAGGTTTGATAACAGCATATACAACCTCAGATGGGCGGACAAGGGCGTACAGTGCGGAAACCGCAAGGACAAGCCAGGGAAACACAGAATGGTTATCTGCATAGGCGATGAGGAAGAAATCTTTTTCTCATGTCGGGAGGCGGAACGACTGTACAACCTACCGCCGAACTCGGTCGGTAAGGTATGCCGCGGAGAACTAGAATCCATATATGGTTATAGATTTGGATATTTATAAGGAGATCAGAGATGGGAAAAGATTGGATCGGAAACGGCAAGAGTATTTTTACAACCCTTGGTGCATCCAACCACACAGAGAAAGAAAGAGAGATTAACGACTACTATGCGACAGACCCTATCGCAGTAGACGCATTGTTACAGGGGGGGGGCAGAGCTGAATCATAAGATTTGGGAGTGCTCTGCAGGACAAGGACACTTATCAGAACGTCTCATAGAACTTGGGTACGAGGTACGCAGTACGGACCTTATCGACAGAGGGTATGGAGAGGGTGGAATAGACTTCTTGCAGACAACAGAAATGTGGGATGGCGATATTCTTACCAATCCTCCGTACAAGTACGCAAAAGAGTTCATTGAACACGCAATGACGATCATACCGGACGGGAGAAAGGTGTTCATGTTCCTTAAATTACAGTTCTTGGAGGGAAAGGCAAGAGGCGAGCTATTCAAGAAATATCCTCCGAGATATGTATATGTGTCACGCAGCCGTATTCTGTGCGCCAAAAATGGAATGTTTGAGGAAATGAAAGCCGGAGGCGGAAGTGCAGTTGCGTATGCGTGGTATGAGTTTCAAAAAGGTTATAAGGGAGCGAGCATTATTAAGTGGATAAATTAGATTTTGGTTACTACAACATGGACTGTATGGCCGGCATGAAACTTTTCCCTGATAAATACTTTGATGTGGCAATCGTAGACCCACCATACGGAATCAATGCGCCGAACATGGCGATGGGAACCAATAAGAGCCGGACGAAGAACGGTTATCCAGCCGAAAGCACCGCAAGCAGATTGAAACGGAGTGGACAGGTAAAGGAATGGGATAGCAAACCGCCAACGGAGGAATACTTCAAAGAATTGTTCCGCGTATCGAAAAATCAGATTATATGGGGCGGAAATTATTTCAATCTGCCACCAACAAAGTGTTTTGTTGTATGGGATAAGGTGCAGCCGTGGGATGCCTTTTCACAAGCGGAGATTGCGTGGACTTCTTACAATCTCCCGGCAAAACTGTTCAGATACTCAAACACTGGCGGAACAAATTCAGAGAAGCGCATCCATCCAACCCAGAAACCGATAGCATTGTACGAATATCTAGTAGGTGCTTTTAAGCTATCGGGGGGGGTGGTGCTTGACACACATGTAGGATCTGCGTCAAGCCTCATAGCATACCACAGAACCGGTGTGAAGTTTGTAGGGTTTGAGATAGACACCGAGATGTATGAGGTCTCAAATACAAGGTTAGAAAGAGAAAGAGCACAATTATCATTATTTGATTTGGGAATGGAAAGGAACGATAACAGATAACAGGAAAGGAGAAACATGAGGGTAAAAAAGGTTTGCAGATGCAAAACTTGTCAAAAAATATACCCCAACGGAATTGTGGAGATATGTAATTGTGGGACTATTTTGGGAGAAAAGATACCGAAAGCTGAAAGATTAAGCAAAATGTTCATTCCGGGCGCAACAATTACATTCAATCCAGAGGCATTTCAAGGATATGAAGAGGGGGCATTAAGAGCGACCGATAATTGCGAAACTGTTGTTGCAAGAAAAAGATTTTTACGAAGATGGGAGGTTATTTAGCTGATGAGTAGTTTTGTACCGATTTATGCGGTAGATTTCGATGGAACACTTTGCGAAAGCGAGTGGCCTGGAATTGGAGCACCGAATAAAAAACTGATACGACACCTTATTCAACGCAGAGCAGAGGGAGCAAAAGTTATTCTCTGGACTTGCAGAGTGGAAGAACATCTGAAAGAGGCGGTGGACTGGTGCTGTAAATTTGGTTTGGAGTTCGATGCGGTCAACGACAATCTGCCGGAAAATGTTGAAAAATATGGGAACAACCCAAGAAAGGTGTACGCCACTTGTTATATTGACGATTTAGCTGTGGATAAAAACAAATACGATCTTCCGTTTCATACTGACGAAAAAATTGATTACTCAAAATTCGATAAATACCCTCTCGGAAGTGAATGGACGTTAAAGACAGAATACGCAGAGTTGCCAGTGATAATAGAAGAGGTAAATGCTTTTCATGGGTATATCAGTGCGAGAAGCACGAGTGAAGAGGACAAATTTAGATTTTTCAAAGTCCGCCGTGATATTGAATGGTTTTATGACAAATTATTTCCAAAGGAGTGATGCGTTTATGAAGAAAAAGAAAATCAATCCACAGGAATTTGACTGTGGATGTTGCGGAAATCAGATTTATAAGAGCCGTCTTAGAGACGAGGTCAAGTGCTGTTATTGCGGTTATATCAATCATGTAGGGAAATACACAGGTAGGAGGAAGAGACTTGGATAAAACGAAAATAGAGTGGGCTGACAGCACATGGAATCCGATTACCGGTTGCCGTCATAAATGCCCTTATTGCTATGCCAGAGGTATTGCAAACCGTTTTGTATCACGGAAAGGATGCCATCTGGTAGAACCGGAGACGTACAAACTTGGAGACGATGGTTCTGAAACTTATGAGATAAATGAGCAACCGTATTATGTTGATGATGAGACCGAAAAACAATTCAGATGCGCCTATCCGCATGGATTTGTGCCGACAATCCACAGATACCGCATGGGAGAATACAGAGACAAAAAGAGGCAGAGAAATATCTTTGTCGGATCAATGTCGGATGTGTTTGGAGAGTGGGTTCCTGATAGATGGATCAGGGAAGTGTTTAATGCTTGTGAGAAAGCTCCGCAACATAATTACCTCTTCCTCACGAAGAATCCCGGAAGATATATGGAGCTGCATCATTACGGAGAATTACCACTCAGAGATAATATGTGGTACGGAACGACAGTCACAGATCCAGATACGGAGTATATGGGGCAGGACGGACACTATGAGTTCCATACGTTTTTGTCAGTAGAGCCTATACTGGCAGACTTTGGAGAGCTGAGTGAGAAATCATACATCCCGGAGTGGATCATCGTAGGAGCGGAGACTGGCAGCAGAAAAGATAAAGTCATACCAAGACGAGAATGGATTGAAAATATTGTGGAGCAGTGCAGAAAGTACAACATACCGGTATTTATGAAACCGAGCCTAACGGACATTTGGGGCGAAGAACTCATTCAAGAGTTTCCGAAAGCTCTTATTCATGCCTGATTTATTCCAGAGCATTGATAAGAATATGCTTAAATCGCCGGTAGCGTACTGCAAAACACATAAAGGGTATCTATCAACAAAGCAAATGAAAGTCCATAAGTGCCTGCAGATAGGATGCACTGGACTGGAAAGGTTGGAACATCCCTACTGGGAGGAACGCCAACGGAAAAAGGATGAAGCAAAGAGGAAAAAGAAGCAACAGTAAATTGGTTCACGTTTCATTTGATGAAGTAGAGAGATTTGTTCCGAGAGTTCCGAAACAGATTTGCCCGGATGAGGATAACACCACTCCGAGGATATGCGTAGCACCTAACATATTGAGTGCAATCCAGGCGATGCCGCAAGGCGGAACAGTGGCGTACAACATGGCAAGAATCGGTGTGCCGGTTGTTATCCATGCGTATTACATAGAGAGCGATGCTATCCTCATGCCGGAGCAGATAGCGGATAAAGTGCCGGATGCCGTTGCCACAGGAGAAATGTGGGTTATGGCAGTTCCGGCAGCAGTCCGGCGGATAGATTACGAGATTGTTGATCCGTATGTGCCTATGAGGATTGATAGGAATGGCACGAGAGAACGATTTCTTGTATGGTACGGAGAATTGAAACGGGTTCGGTATCAGGATAATTGGAGAAATCTATCTACCAGAACAGCCAGAAATCAAAAGGCGGTAGAGTGGTTTATGGAAAATAAGCCAGACATATCGTACAGAACATTTATGTCAAATATGGACGATGAACTATTGAAATCATTCCATGTGGAATTACAGGAGGTATGGGAGTGAACAAACAGAAGAAATTAGCAAAACAGAACACGCCGTTGTATAAGAGAGTACCGACACTTAATCTGGTGGACTATTCAGATATAAAAGTGCCGCTAGTAGTGATATATGACAGCCCGAAAGACTTTCCGGGAAAAGTGGTGGCAAGAGTATGGGACGGAGAGAAGAATCGGCCAACGAATGTTTACTGCGAATATGAAAACCTTAAAAGATGCGAAGATGATGTAATGTCAGCCGGATTTATTTTTAAGTTCCCAAGGACACCGGAGGACGATGCGTGCATTGTTGAAACATACATGAGATAGGAGGATCACAATGGCAAAGAAAAGAAGTTGCCGCAGAACTGCGGACGAGGATAAGATTCACGAAAAAGCCGTAAAGATGCGGAAAATGACAGATGAGCAGTTGGTACATTATGTTGAGGACAGAGTGGAGAAAGCCAGAAGTGAGGGTTTTAATCAGGGTAAAAAGTCCTCCGGCGGAGCGGATATTAACAAATTTCTCAAAGAGATTTCCTCAATCAAAGGAGTCGGAGATGCTACAATCTGCAAAATTGCGGATCATTTCAGAAAGGCAGGAAACCAGAATGAATAAGACGGCTTTGCAGAGGTTCGAGGAACGGAACGAAAAGGCGTGCTGCCTTAACTGCGAAAAGCTGATAGTTAAACACACAAAGACAGGACATATAAATTTCTGCGGAGAGAGCGAGAAAATCATTCTGGATATGTTTCTTGATGTCGGAACCAACTTCTCAGGGTGCAAATATGCAAGAAAGGAGTCAGCCGATGATTAAAACATGGTTCAAGGAGTACGAAAAGATCAAGGACAAGGCAGTTGTGGTATATCCGTATGAATGGGATTGTATGTCAGAGAAACAGCGGAATAAGATTCTTTCTAAGAAAACCGTTATTATGAGCGGAGAAAGCGGATATGCCTGTAAATATTATGAGATTATCGGAAACGTGAATAATCTGTCTGACCATGACTGTGCAATCATAGCAGACGGTGGAAACCTCTGTTTTGGTTACAGAATGGAGGGACAGAGAATAGTGGTATATACAGATTAAGGAGGATATGCGATGATTACAGCAAAAGAATTGGCAGAAAAGCTCAATGGGAGAGCATACGGAGATAGTTTTGACGATGTGAAGCAGGAAGCAAAGGAAAGCGGTCTGGTTATTGTTTACGGTGCATCTGATGATCTCATGGAGTTTGATGGGGCAATCTATGATGAGGGCGGTTGCTTCGATGGAGGAAGAGTATACTTTGACAGAAACGGTGTGGATCAGGAGGGAGAAGAACGTGCAAACTGGATAGATGCTGTCTGGTGTGATGGCATGAACAGGGACGGACTTCCGGCAGCATGGACTTACAAAACAGACATTCCTTGCGAACACTTTGACATCTGGGAAGATGGAGAGATTTATTGTGTAGGTCTTGTATTCTCAATCGAGGATCTGAAATGAAAACCGCTGAAACTGTAGCACTGGAAAAAGCAATCAGACGGGCCACAAGAAAGACCGGTGTATTTGGCTGCTATGAGGTAACAATCGGATTTTGCGGAAGAGAAAGAGTTGATTACATGACCTATGACACCAAGGGAGTGTTCCGATGCTATGAAATTAAGGTGTCGAAAGCGGACTTCCATAGTGCTGCTGCAAAATCCTTTGTAGGCCATTACAACTATTATGTTCTCACAAGGGAATTATACAATCAGGTCAAGGAAGAGATACCGGACTGGATTGGTGTCTATATCGGAGATTACTGCGCTAAGAAAGCAAAGAAACAGGATTTATCCGGCAGAGAGTATAAAATGCGCCGTTCGGTCAATGGACGCAGTACAGAGGTATCTACTCTGTGGGTAGATATGCTCAAAGAAAGTATGATCCGGTCACTGTACCGTGACTCAGATAAGCTGATTCAGACAGAGGACGAGCAGTATATAAGCCGCCTCAGAAGCCAGATTGACAAGGCAAGGACTGAAAGGGACAGAGAATCAAAGAAGTATCTCAGATTATGGAAAGCCGTAAGGAAAGAATTTGGCGATAAAAAGGCATGGGAACTCATAGAAAAGGCAGAGGAATAAAACCTCTGCCTTAAATCATTTCCTGCCATTTATGGCAATCACTACATCATCAAAACCGGAATCAGAGTAGCAAGTGCCCTCCTGAGAAAGAGTTGTACCTGGCTGCAATTCTTGGTTATCATCCATAAAAGATAATTCGCTAAAATTAACCATTTTCCCATCTTTAAGGTACACCACATCCATCCACACATAATCTGCGGCGGAAGTTCCGTTGTTTGTCACGGATGCAACAATGCCGCTGTCGGTAGTATTGTAGTCAACGGATAAGTCAGAATAGACAGGAGAGTATTCTTTTTCCTCAGATACGGACAGAGCGTAATCAAAACTATCAATCTTATCCCATTCATCAAATGTGGTCCATATACAGGCTGTTTGCCCTGGAGCAACCGCTTTTGTTCCATCACTGGAAGAACCAACCATACTGCCGGAAGAATCCAACGCGGTCACATTCAGATCAATACTCACAACCTTATCTGAATTGTTTGTTACATACATAACGTAATACATAAAAGAATCATCCACAGTACAGGAATAATCCTGCGTACTCATCAAATCTGCAAGGTCTGTTTTGTCTTTACTTTCTGTCGTAGTCGTTACCGCAGTAGTGCCATTTTTGGTAGATGTACTGCCACCACAACCAGTCAAAAGAACGGCCGACAGTAACAGTATGGCAAAATATCTCATCTTCATAGACATATCCTCCCTATATAAATGTTTAGTCCATTATACATCAATGTGTCTATCAATGCCACATTATTCGCTTGCCTTGAAATTATATATAGGTTTCAGAATCGCAAGAATATCAACGGTTTCTCCAATACATTCCACAATCTCATCAATAGGCTTGTATGCCATCGGTGCCTCATCTATGGTTTCCTCTGACACAGAAGTAGTGTAGATACCGTCCATAGAGTGTGAATAGTCTCTCATGCTGAGAGTTTCCTTTGCTTTCATCCGGGACATAATCCGTCCGGCTCCGTGCGGCGCAGAACAGTTCCAATCCTCATTTCCCTTACCGGTTCCGAGAATACATCCGTCACGCATATTGATGGGGATAAGAACCTTTTCTCCGTACTTGGCAGAGATAGCACCTTTACGGACGATGTTGGAGTCGTGGTCGATATAATTGTGGATGCACTCAAAGAAGTCCGGCATATCTGCATCAACACCCCATCCCATGTGATTGCATATAATCTGAGCAATCATAACACGGTTCATGTAGGCAAACTTCTGGCATATCCTCATATCATGGAGATACTGTTCACGGTACTTACCCTCTAAATAACAGAGGTCTTTCGGCAATTTCGGAGTGACAGCACGGAAGTTTCGGCGCAGCTCCTTGATTGCGGATTCAATCTCAGATTTTCTTCCAGCGGCTTTGTAGTCGGCAATGAGCTTTTCCTGACGATCATACAAATCATCCTTACCGCACATCAACTCATAGGCAAGGTTCTGATAGTAGTCTGCCACCTGTTTCCCAAGATTGCGGCTGCCAGTATGGATAATCAGATACTTATAACCGTCCTCTGCAACATCAACCTCAATGAAATGATTGCCGCCGCCGAGAGTGCCAATAGAGCGTTCGAGACGTTTGGTATCTTTTAATTCCCGGTAACAATAAAGTTCTTTCAATTCTTCAAAACGCATTTTCCGCCCATCATGCACATTTTTCCCACTTGGAACATAGGTGCGGATAACACGATCTAAAGTATTCAATGTAACAGCATTAAAATCCATATGCCCTAAACTGACGCAAAGCATACCGCATCCAATATCCACGCCAACGATGTTTGGAATTACTTTGTTTCCGAGATCCGCAGTAAAGCCAATGACGCATCCCTTTCCAGCGTGAACATCCGGCATGATACGAACCTTACAGTCCTTAAAGGCATCCTGAGACAGAAGAGTGTTAATCTGTTCCAAAGCCTCATCTTCGATGGTTTTTGCATAAACTTTCAAATTACTCATAGTGATCCTCCTATACTTTGTATGTTTTGTTATTTCCAGAATTTCCATTGTATTTTGTGAAAGGGCGAACCCATACACGCTTACCGGTTTTGGTAGTTCGGTAAAATCCCCTCACACTTACCTGTTCGGTAGGCTTTGTGTAGTGCCTTTTTGTACCGTCTGCAGGAACAGGTCTGCTATCAATGCGGTATGTGGTTATCAGTGGTGTAGCACCGCCGGAACGGCGCAGGATTTTTCGATGCTTATGAGAAATGCGTTTCTCTTTCTGCTCCGTAGTCTCAATGCAGTTGCGGTAATGAGTTGCAAAACACATGAGAGAATGGAACTTCAATGCCTCCTTGTATGGCGTTCTGTCAGCGGCAAGAACCATCCGGGCAACCTTTCGTTTCTCTTTGCTTAATCCGGCAGGAAAGACAATGTTTTCGATTTCCTGAGTTTTCGGATCATACCGATAATTGCAGACATACACGCCACCCATATACAGATGCATCCTGACGAATACACCCTCTTGCTCATAATAGAATTTAATATCTTCCTCCGGCAGCTCAACCAATGCGGAGGGGATGGGGATGCGGAACTCTTCGGCATCCAACCAATCTTTATTTTGCTGATACCATTCAATGATCTTCTCTGTTTTCCCGATGGTATCGACTATGATTTTATTGCAGTTTGTAATATCAATCATGCCTAAGACCTCCATTTCTTCAATGGTTCCTTATAGCATTTGTCTATTTGGACACGTTCTTATCAAGCGGCATCGTGCGCTCCGCCGGAGATACGCGAATGTCAGGAGATCCCACTATCCTTATCCGGTTTCGCATTAAAGCCGGAAAACCTGTCAACCAACAAAGGGATGGTGTATGCCGTTATCAACCCTCATACCGGCAGCAGTTTTCACATTAAAAACTGCCAGAAACCTGTTACACGACACTCAAATAGACAAATCTTATAAGGAACCATTACTATATATGCGCCTCATTTGGGGCGGTAAATAATATCAACGTGGGAATCTAATGCCTGTTCAATCTTTTCGTCCGTAACACCCAAGTAACGAGCCGTAACGGCGGCGGAACTGTGCTGATACAGGCGGCGGACCAGTTCAATGTCCTTTCCGTTCTTGTAGTAAATCTCTGTTCCGAAGTATTTACGGAACGAATGGGTGGATATATCCTCATACCCAGGACCGAGCCAGTCGCAAACCTTTTTCAGATGCTTTTGCACTGCCCGGACACCGATAGGGAATATCAGATCATCGCCCTCAATGCCCTCGGAGTCCGCATATTCAAGGAGGAAGTTGTAGACCTGTTCCTGAACCTTGAAACGGCGAACCTTTCCGGTCTTATGCTCAATAATATTAAAAGCGTGACCGGATGGCGTCTTGATAAAAGAGGAACGCCGGAGGGAGAGTGTATCTCCAATACGCAATCCTACATTCGCCTCAATAACGAGGATCGTAGCAATCCTGGGATTAGGCTGTATGCAGTCTCCAATGCCCTCATATAAAGTTTTTATGATAGTCTCGTACTGTTCATGCGTACAAGCTGTTGTTGTCTTTCCTGCCATTCTAACCATCCTCCTACTTACTGATTTTTCATCAAACCGGCAACGACATTGTTGATTGCCGTCTCAGATACAAACCCACCTTGCAACCTTACCGGGGAAAGAGAACCGTTAGGGAGAAAGAGCATATCGCCATGGCCCATGAGCTTTTCGCCGCCGGCCATATCCAATGCGACCATAGAGTTTGTGACTGTACAAACACGGAGACAGATCTTTGTCGGCATATTCGCCTTAATCAATCCGGTAACAACCTTTGCAACCGGGTACTGTGTAGCGATTACAAGGTGGATGCCACAGGCACGGGCTTTCTGTGCAATTCTTACAATATGTCCCTCAACGGATTTACCGCCCATACTCATAAGGTCGGACAACTCATCAATGAAAACTATGTCACGTCTCATAGGAGCGTCTGCGAACTTTGCATTGTAACTGTCAATGTCACGGCAGCCGGTAGAGGCAAGAACGGAGTAGCGGCGATCCATCTCAATACAAAGGTTCTTCAATAAGTCAACCGCACCATTTACTTCTGAAACTACCGTACACGCTGCAAGGTTCTTGTAATACTCAAATTCTGTTGCTTTCGGATCAATGATATATAAGTGCATCTGCGCCGGGTTCTTTTTCATCAGCAGGGACAAGATGAGGTTATGCAGCACGATTGATTTACCAGATCCGGTCATACCAGAAATAAGAATGTGGCAAGCCTTGGCAATATCAATGTAATGTTTGGAACCGTCAACCGCCATACCGATAGCCATTGCGAAACCATCGTAGGACTGATATTCATTGTCAATGAGCATATCGCCCAGGAACACGGTTTCTGTACCGGTCGGAACCTCAATATATACATAACCATTATCAAATCTCAAAGAGGCGTTGCAGTGTAAGGCTGCCTGAAATTCCTTTTCACGTCTCATAATGGCTTGTACCTGAGTTCCGGGAGCCGGTTCAATAACATACTGTGTAAGGCGTGGTCCCTGGTTGATTTTCGTGAGGGTGGAGTGGAGGCGGAAAGAGTTCAATACACTCAATATGGTCTCAGCCTCTTGCCTTACTGCATGAGATCCCCATGAGGTATGATAAGTCATATTGCCCTCAACAGTAGGGAAGATATAAGGCTTTGTAAGCTCATAAGCCGGAGCGGTGGCGGCGGTCTGTCTCTCTGCGGACTCTTTCAGTCCTGCATTGAGAAGTGCGCGGGCCTCACTGTGTTTTCTGTTTGCGGTTAATGCTTCCATACAGTTAATAAATACGCTTTTCTTTCTCATGGTTCTCAATCCTTTCTTTACCGGATGCCGGTAGTACACAATTTACTGTTTAATATCTGCAACTCTTTCATGTGGGTGTCAATAGCGTCCTGCGATTTTGTATCACACACAAGGCGTTTTGCCTGCCCTGCGTTCTCGATCATTGTTAAGATCGCATCGCTTAACAAGGTCAATTCTCTTTCGTTAAAGCTGATTACTACGTTGCTCATTTGCGTTACCTCCATATTACAATCTGTTACATTATGTTACAATGTAACGAATTAAGCCAAAATACCCTCAATCAGTCGGCGGTTTCCGGGTGTTACCTCTCCGCCGTAGTTGGAAACGGTCAAGATTAGGTCAATGGCTGTTCTAAGTCCTCGAAGCTCGGCAGATACCCGGCTGCGCTCATTGTGGTAATTCTTCAAAGCCTCACGCTGGATAGGAAGCTCAATAGAAAGTTCAAAGCGTGTGCGGCGCGGTGTGGATGGGTTGTTATAGGTGCGATCCATTGCATCAATGGCAGCCATGCGGCGATCCTCTTCAATGCTCATGCGCTTTTCTGTTGCTTCAAGGCTTGACACCTTGGCCTGCAGTAACTCAAAACTGCTCATACCGTTCTCAATTCTCAATGCTGTATTATTCATAGTTTCTTATCCTCCAAAACTCAATATGTTATGCTGTGACTACTTCATAATTTGCCGGGATCCTGGTTGCTGGCATATAACGGCCGGATGATTGGCAGAACCAGAAAGGGCGTTTGAACTGATACGCCGCGGCGTGTTTCAATAGTTCGATGCTTTCCCCGGTGTGGAGAGTAAAGCGGATCACTGCGCCGACAGGTAAATTTTTCAATGCGTGCGGATCTTTCTTTGCTTCAATGTTCTTTCTGCATCTCTCACGCCAGTTATTGGCATATTCTGAATCAGTAGGAGAGAGAAGAGAGAGAATCGAAGCCGGGCAATGATCCTCACAAGGTCCCATGCTTTCCTCCATCGTCTTAACTCCAAAGTTGAAATAATCCCGGTTGTTTGTGTGTGTCAATGCAACGGCGGCGAATGTCTCAGCCTCTCCGGTACTCAATATGGTTACTTTAACAGCGGCGTAATATGTACCGCCTACCATTGAGGAGCGTACAACTTCGGCTTTCCTGGTGTCGTTCTGCCAGGTGTAAAGCTCGTCAATTTCTGCCTTTTTGTCAATAGCTCCGGTTCTGGTGTAGTGTGTTGCGTGTGTATAATCCCATCCCATGATATAAACCTCCTTAATCTCTTACCGGCTCGCATTGCAAACAATGGTTTTTGCTAAAGGTTATCAATGCTTTTTGTGTGCCGTTCTCATGTTTGAAATTCTCAAAAAACTTTATCAATGTATCAAACTTGTAATAGTGCAAGCCTATTTCTGAATGCTCAATATAGCGGCGATCCGTTATATAGGTTCCTTGGCTGTCGGTGTACTTCTTAAAAAAACGCAGCTTTTCTATATATTCATCAATATTTACTGTTTGCCCCTCTTGCAGATGTTCCAATACTGCGGAGCGGTTCAGATATTTATAAGCCATCCTAAAGCCTCCGATCTCTCAATATATCCGGCGGAGCCGGGGCGGCTGATCCGCCGCCGTCCGTCTATGCCTGCCATACTCCGCAATATTTACAAGTGCTATTAGGTGCTTCGGGTTCTCCGAAGATAAACCGGCGGATCTGGTCTTGCATGGTGCCCGGGATAAGCCGCGCCCACTGTGTAGCGTTCCGCCATCGGTTCACGGCTCTAGCTGCAATATAAAGCCGGTTGCGTGTCTCTGTGTCCATTTGGAAAACCTCCGCCAATGTATCAACGGCGCTTTGTTCCCTGTCGTGAACCTCTCGCGCATAATTAACATGATTTTTTCGGGTTGTGATTTCCTCAAAGGGACCACGGTATAAGGTTTTAGAGCTATAACAATATTCGTTGTAGGCCTCATTTTCTGCGGCTACTGCGTCAATAAGTCTTTCAATGTCGATTTTCATACTATGCGCCCCCTTTCTTTTTGGACTCCATCTTGGAGAGTTTCACAATATCATAAAATGGAATAGAGGAGCGGGAACCGCGGAAAGTGTCGCGGATGTCCTCAATATAATTGTATCGTGTTTTCAATTCCTCAATATCTGCGGCTATTTCCTCATATTCTGCCGGGGTCAAGTCGTGTAAATGGCAATGATCCCACTTTTCAAAGAAACGGCGAGCCGGGGAGAACTTCGGCAACAGATCCCGCTGAGCCTGTCCGCCTCTGGTGTAGTCTAGCTTACTTCTGCAGAACTCATTCGCAGAGGTTGAGAAGTACGGCGCGGAGTTGGTGCCGAGGGTGTAAAAATTTACTTCAAAAGTGATCAATTTTGAAATCTGGAAAACATACATAAATTCTTTCATAACTCTATACAACCTCCTTTGCTGCTTCTCTTGCGCCCCATTTTGTAGCGTGTTCCTGGAACTCTCCGACCGTCTCAACGTGGAGAAAGTCAGGAGAGAAACGGCGCACGGTGTAAGCTCTGCGGCTGCCGTCAAAATTGTTTTCACTGGTAACAAAACAGCGGTTTTTATACAAAGCGGATTCTATACGAGATCCCCAATATTTGAACGTTTCACGGTCGAAAAAGTGGCCTTTTCCGGTTCTATAAATGGCTTTCGCCTCTGATAATGTCATCATAATATATAAGCCTCCTATATTTTGAGAGGGAGCGCCCCGGAGGGCGCGCGCCTCGTTTCTGTCGGTTTAGTAGTTTCCAAAATGTGCCTGCAGATTTTCGATCTCGTCAGCCGTGAAAAGTCTTTCAATAGCTTTCTTTGTTCTCTGGCAAGCCTTAAACGCCTTCAAGCCTTTTCTAATCTGATCCGTTCCGCCGTCAATATATCCGAACTCTGTCAAGAAGTCGGCTTCATCTGCGCAATTATCAACACAAGAAGAATCAGACAAAAGACAATATAAACAATCTTCCTTTTCCGGCTCATGTGTTGCGGATGGGTTACACTGGTAATCGAAAGTATAACGGCGGTTGTTTTCTGGGTTGATGATCCGGCACTTATAAAGAACGTGCGCCGATGTGAAAAGATCCTTTTGTTCGTCCGCCTCTTCAAATGTGAATTTTAAAGAATCAATAATCTTTTCTGCTTTCATGGTCTTTCCCTCTCTTTTCTGTTGTTCCATCCGGGAAAGCCTGTTATAATAGGAGACAAGCCCCGGAGGGGTGGCGGCGGTCCGTGTCGCTTGGTAGGTGTAGCGGATCGCCCTTTTTTATTTTGTTTCAAAGTCGTTTACGTCAGACTTGCAGACGGCGGCTTGCAGGGGTTCGCCTGTCCTATTCCCTTTTATGCTGCGTGTATATAGGTAACTCGTTCCAGCCATCGCCCCGGCTCAATAGTTCCGGAGCGGTTCCCGCTTTCCCCTGGGAGCGTCGGGGGCGTTAATCATTGTTAGAGTGCTAACTGCTTTCACTCGATGCCGGGCCGGTTTTATACCGCTTTCCCGATCTCGTGCGGTTCTGAAAGTTTCAAAGTGCTTTCATACTTCCAATAACTTAATTATCTTTTTTATATGTGCGGTGTGAATTGGTACACCCTAGCACAGGTTTACAATTTTCCTTTTGCCTGATATATGCACTCATTACCACAGGGGCAGCCCTCACAGGAGATACAAGCCGGAGGCGGTGGGGCGTGTGTTTCGGTCTCGTCTTAATAAGTGCCGCGCCGCCGTTGCCTTGGTCCGGGTTGGTTCCCTTGGTCCGGTCTGCGGTGCGTTGTTCTTTTGGGGTACACCGTGCGCCCTTGCCTGCGCTTGTTTGTTTTGTTGAACGTCCGGCGGTTCGTTGTTGTCCGTTACGGTTCGTTCTTTATGCTTGTATTGTAAAGCGTATTCTTTACAAAGTCAAGCGGAAAATTTACAAATTATTGCGGTTTGTGACATATGTATAGCTGACTAAACAAAATAAGGGCGGTTTGTTGTGTAAATTGTACACTTTACAAAGTGCAAGAAAACCCCGGCGCAGTGTTTACCATGTAAACGGCAGGCTTGACAGGCGGCGCAGATTCCTATATATTATAGGGGTATAGAATAGAAAGGAGGGCGGAGCCGGTGCGGTTGAGTTTTGGCGAAAAAATGCGCGTTATGATGAAACGGCGCGGGGTATCGGTGCAAGAGGTGGCGGATCGTCTGGGCGTGTCCCGGCAGAACGTAAACCAGAGACTAAACGCCGATAAATTCACGCTTGACGATATGGAGAAATACGCCGCCGCCATTGGTTGCGGTATAGAGATAGAAATAACAGAGCCGCCGGAGGGCGGAGCAGATCCACATATAAAATAAATAAGGATAGCCGAAAAAGTAGAACGTAGGGCACAGAGAGAAGCAGAAAGCAGCTTTTCCCGGTGTCCTTTTTATTTTGCCCGTGTGACAGTGTAGGACCGCCACAGAGGGCACAGAGGAAAGGAGGGCGCAGAGATGGCAGTAGAGAAGAAAGAAACGGCACAGAGAGACGAAAACGGAGTAAGGAAACAGAGCTATAAACGTTTTAAGGAGGGGCGCGACTATGAACCAACGGACGCAGAAACAACGGCGGCTTTGTGTGATGCCTTTTTAACTGGATTCTTGCAGACAGAGGAAACGCCGGAGGGCGGAGAGGTACAGAACAAAGGGGGACGGCCTAGGAAGTTGGAAACCGTAGAAGAATTTACGGAGGTAGCGGAAAAGTACATTTTATATATTAAGGATAGAGCGGCGGAGGGTGTGCGCTTGGTGCCTGACGTAGAGGGCTTTTGCAGTTTTGCCGGGATTTCTAGGGAAACCCTTAATAATTGGGAAACTGCCCGCCCTGGTGCGTATTCTGACACAATAAAAAGACTGAAAACCAGTATCGCAGCATTTAAGAAACAACTTGCCTTTGCTGGCAAGATCCCGCCGATCGTATTTGCCACGGACATGAACAACAACCACGGCTACACGCAGGCAGCGCAAAAGATAGATTTAAACGTAGGCAAGCAGGCGGCAGAACTGCCAACGGCGGCAGAGATCGCGCAGCGTTTACCGGTGGAAATGAGCGGAAAAGATCCGGCAGACACGGACGGAGATATAAATATATAGAGTTTATGCGGTTTTGCGGTTCGTTTTCTTTTACTTTTACGAACTCCGGCACGTTTCCGGCGGTTCTGGTGTAGCGATCCGGGGACAGGTCCGGCAGCTTATACCCTGGGGCGGGGGTGTGGAGCGGAGCGGATCAGGGGCAACTCACCCCTCTGAGTTCCCGAAAAATTAAAAAGCCCCAAACCACCCCAATCGTAAAATGGCAAAGAACCCTATTACCGTAAACCACTCAATTTACAATGTAAGTATAAACACGGCATCCGAATAACAAAAGGAAAGTGAGGACTTTACAAAACCACAAAATCCAAAATCGGCGGATGCCTACCGGCATAGAAAGAGAGAAATATGGAACAAAACAAAGAAACAGCAACACAGAATAAGCAGAGAGAGGCGGAAGTATGCAGAGAGAAGAAACAGACCGCATGGGACAAATGGAAAGAGGACACACTGCGGAAGTTCAACCGGACTGCATGACAGAGGCATACACCGTAGGAATCTCTGAAACGCATATCAGAAACAATGCAACGGTATTCCGAGTGTGGCAGATGATAGAGTGCGGAGAACTTACCAAAGAAGAGGGATTGTACCTCATGGTAAATACGCTTGCGGATGAAAACCATCGTCTGAATCAAATGTGTAATGACCTCATGATGAGGATGCCGTCACGTCTGCTCGTATAAACGATAACAGGCGAAAAATAAAAATCGGCGGAGGCTTACGCCTCATAAGGAGGTAAAACCGGATGAGCAATGAAAACAGCAATTCCCAAAATTCCCCGGAAAATAAAAAGAGGTCTTGGCACAAGGAACCGTGGTATAAAAGGTTATTCGACAAGATTTTGGTATCGTATTTTCTTCCGTGCAAGCATGAGTGGGAAGTACTGGAAGTCCTCTGGACGGTACATGATTACGGCGGATTTAAGTGTGAGGTATGCAAATGTGGGTGTAAGAAATGCGGAGAAATAAGCATTGAGCAATTATTAGTATGAGGTGTAGGGCATGGATAGACCGGTAGAAATCACAAGAAGCTATGCAGAGTGCAAATTCTGTAACGATATTGCTGATATGTGCAATGAGATACCAGATTGTACTCACTGTGAGAATAGAAAAGGAACATGGATAGATACAATCACGAGCCTACTTGGCACAAAAGCGGTTGTCGTTCTGGAAGATGGCAAAGTGGAGACATATCCATTGGATAGACTTAAAGTTATCACAAAGAGGGAGAGATAATGAAAATCATTGAAGAAATTGGCGAAGCTGCAATGTTGGAACAACTTGCGGAGGAATGTACTGAACTTGCAAAGGCAGCACTCAAAATGGCAAGGATCATACGGAAAGAGAATCCGACACCTGTAACAGAGAAAGAAGCCATAGCAAATATCAGAGAAGAGTACACGGATGTCGTACAGTGTGCCGGGGAACTTTCATTGACCGTAGATGAGGAATAGATGGCACGCAAACACGAACGGTGGGAAAAGAGAGTGAGGGATAGAACATGATACCATTCAGGCATTGCATAAGGGAACCGCACGGATCGGCAGTGAAATTTGAGATACTGGCGGCAACAACGAATGAGTTTCAGGTACGTTACCCAGATTACGATTATATCAAAATGGGAGCCGGACCGTCAGTGATGTATAACAGAGAACAATTACTGTGTTTCCTACTGGCATATGACAAGGCAGAGTGCCTTGAATTTATGGAAAAACTGTATCATCACATGGGATGGTCTACTGAAAAGCTGCATGAGAATCCGGCATTTGCCGAAGTGATAAAGGAGAAAGAGGCATGATAGCACGTTTCTTACAGAATATTGTCGTAAATGACATTGAGAAGAAAATGGAAATGAATATTGATAAGGGCGAAGAACTCTTTGCCATCGACAGAGGAACCCATTATGAGCTGAGAAAGGCTAACGGATGGGGAACTATGGCTCCGAAAGAGTGCGAGGGCGAATATTATGAGATCATCAAAGAATAAAAATCCGTGTTTTGATTGCCTTGCATCAGAAAAAGAAAATGAGGAAGTGTGCAAGACCATACGGGCGATGCTGAATAAAAGCAATAGCGTACAGGTGGAAATGAAAGATCCGGGCAGCATAGGAACATTAACCATAGGGGATTGCACATATAATGTTTATCTTGGAAACACAACACTGAATAAATTGCGGTGTTTGCCTGATAAGGATGTGTATAAACGTGTATTCACACTGATAGAGGCGTAGGGGGGAATATGGATGGAAAATGAGACCAAACCACAGCTCTTTATCATGGATGAACGGCTCGGAGATCCCATACCGCTTGCGGAAATTAAGGAAATATCCGAGCCTACACTGGATGAAGAGTATGATATGCCGGATATTGCTCATCTGAGAGATGGATTTGAAATACCTTTTGAAGTGAAAATGAAGAAATCTGCCATAAACAAGCTGTTTCAACCGTGTTTTGGCAGAGAACCTTACAGAAATCTCGAAAAATGTGCTAAGTGCATACTGAAAAAGGACTGCGTTGTGGCGAAAATCGAGAACAATTTCAACATGAGATTAAGGGCATACCACCCTTGATAATAAATCACAAGGAGGACACCAATGGAAGAGAAAGAAAAGAAACCGTGGAGACCGCCAGAAGCGGCACATTTACCCGATCCGATAGCGTTTGCCATGCAGGGTTTTGAACGCTTTGGATTACCGAAAGAACGGCTGATACCACCATTACAAACATTTGACAGAGTGATGCAACACTCGGCATTTACCGAAAACCGATGGTGGGAAAATGCAAGACAGGTAACGGCAACAACATCGGCAGAACAGTGGCGGAGAGTGAGCATCGAAAGAGCACGCTGTCTCGGAGAACCATGGCCGGATTTTGATGATATACCGGTTGCGAGTATCACAGAGGATTTTTCACAGAAATGTCAAAATGCCACAATCGGATTATTAAGAGATCAGGTAATAGCATCATGCACTATTCCGGGAGAAACATTGTTTGGAGACATTTTTAACCAGTTAGGTATTAAGGAGGACAATATGGATAGAAGTTTAGCAGACAAGAAGTTTAAGAAAGTAACTATCGAGTGCGAGGACGGCACGACTTACGCTGGAAAGATCAATCATGTATGTGGTAGCCCGTATCGTTGGGACAAACTTTGTGTAGAAGCAATGGTTGAGGACAAGCCTATTGGAGCATACGGTATCGAGAAAGTCCTGTTCCAGAATCCGGCAACAATCGTGTTCTGGTCTGACGGAACAAAGACGGTTGTAAACTGCATGGATAATGTGGAAATCAAGAAAAAGGTTGTTGATGGCAAGGAAGTAACCATTCGTAAGCCTAAAAAGGCTGATACCTATTCCGAGGAAGCCGGTCTGGCTATGGCTATCGTGAAGAAATGGGCCGGCAACAACGGAAATTACAACAACATTTCCCGTGAGTTCATTCCTGAGATGGCACAGTCTGAGAAAGAGGCAAAGAAAGCTGCCAAGAAAGCTAAAAAGGCACAGAAATCGGAGGAATAACCAATGACGCTGAGGGAATTTGCCAAAGGATATGACGGAAACATTATGCTGAAAGCATTTGAGAATGAGAAATCAACAGCTCCGGCAGCAATTATGATGACTCAGATTACGGATTCTATCAAGGATGAGGTTCTTGACAAAGAAGTATACAGCTACACAATGGTTTGCACTTCACTGTTTGAACGGTATCTGAGAGTGAATTTTGAAGCTGTGCCGGAGATCCCAAACGAAACGGAGGGAACTGAATGAGAAAGATATTTTTTGACACAGAGTTTACCGGTCTGCATCAGAACACAACACTCATAAGCATCGGACTGGTTTCTGATGAGGGCGAAAGATTTTATGCGGAGCTGACCGATTACGATGAGACGCAGTGCGATGATTGGATTACCAAGAATGTGCTGGATCATCTGCTCCTGAGCGGCAACACGGAGCTGGAAAAGGAACTGGAAGAGGATGAGCTTACGACAAGAGTAATCGGCAACAGGGACGATGTGAGAACAGAATTGCTTAATTGGCTTGATGGTTTTGGAGATGATATTCAGTTTGTCTCTGATGTGTGCCATTACGATATGGTTTTATTATGCGAACTGATTGCAGACGGAGCTATGTTGCTGCCGGAGTACATCAATCCGTTTTGCCACGATCTCTGCCAGGATATTTCAATGATTCTGGATATTTCAGAAAAGGCAGCTTTTGACATTTCGAGAGAACAGCTCCTTACAGACAGAGGAATTGATTTGCCGAAAGGTCAAAAACACAATGCACTCTACGATGCGGAAGTTATCAAAGCGATATATGAGGACTTTTTCTCCGTGGGGGGGTAAAACAGGGAGGTAAGAATGGATAAGGGACAAATCTTAATGGATTACCGCTTGGCGAAGAACCATAAGAGACAGATACCCATTCTTGCGGACTTGAATGTGTGCGACACACAGACAATAGTAGAAATTCTGGAAGAGGGCGGTTACAAGCGTATGTTCAATACGAATGGTGTGGATATTTCCGTGAAGAAAACAGAGATTGAGCAAAAGTATTCTTCCGGGGAATCCATAGCCGCCCTTGCAATGACATATCACATTTCAAAGAAACAGATTAAGGTACTTCTCGGAGTAGAAGAGACGGAGGAAAAAGGAACCATGTCTGAGCAGGAAATGATAAAAAAACTCGGAGAACTTACGAGTGAGGTCGAAAAACTGAAAGCAAACAAGAAATCTCTGGCAGAAATAAATGCGCAAGTAGAAAAAGAGAATGACGATTTGAGGAAACAGATTGAACAGCTTGAAAGTTTCAATGCAGAGTTGGATGCAACAGTCAAGAAACAGACTGAAATGCTGAACGGTGGAAAGTTATATGAGGACTATCAGGAAGTTTGCATTAAGAACAGCAAGCTCAACGCAACGGTTGATGTTCTAGTAGAGAAAATCAGTATGTTAAAGGCGGTGGGCTGTCATGGATAATGGAATGGAACTCAGAGTGAAAGATTATTGTGCTTTCTGCCCTGATTTTGATGCTGATGTTGATAAGGTTGATATTACTGTATTGGCGGATCGTACACAAAGGGCATTAACAACTATCAGATGCATCCACGCCGAAAAGTGCGAAAGAATATACGGAAGAATACAGGAGGGCAGAACCAATGAAACAACGGTGGTACAAAGTAGTGTTTGAAACCATTGAGAGAAAACCAATCCGCAGAACCGTTACCGTATGCAGTACGGACAGTGTTCATGCTTCTGCTCTGGTATATCAACAGTTCGGCAGAAAGAAAATCAAGGTAAAATCTGCCAAGAAAGTAAAGGAGAGCGAATGATGGATAATTTGAACTTGAAACCGCAGTCCCCAGATGAAGTAAAAACCATGATGTGGACTGGGGAAAATCAGCGTGAAATGTTCGATCTGCTTACTTGCGGCAAGAAAATTGATGATTATATGACTGCCAGTGGAGAGAACTTTTTCATAGACCATAGCACCGTAAAAGGCGGGTTGGTGCTTATTGCCAACATAGGAAATCAGTGCGGATGCAAAATACCGGTAAAGATAGGGGATTATGTGTGCGGTCGCAGATATGGAGATAAATGGCGCTTTTCCGTTGCGGACGGTACAGCTTTTGAAAACAACACTTGCGGAACTCTCGAAAAGAGAGAGGGGAAAGAAAAACCGATAGACATATTCAAAAACCAGGAGCAGTTAGAAGAGTGCCTGAGAGAGTGGCAACACAGATTGTTCCTTGATGGGTGGCTAATACTGGCACACGTTAAGGATAAGATTATGAACCCTAATGGAGAAGAGGTAATTGACGCTGCCGGATATAACACATTCATATTTGAATCCAGTCAGGCAAACATCCAGTTACTCAGCGATGAATCTTACAAAGAGAACAATACATTGTTCAAACACTGCATGGAAAAGGATCTTGTGCATGAACTTTTACATTGCAAGTACGATTGGATGGGATGCCAGGGTGGAACCTATGAGGGCGTGTATCTGGATGCGACCGAACACCAGAAGCTAGAGGAAATGGCAAAGAGTCTTATCATGGCAAAATATGGTGTCGGTTATGATTACTTCATGTGAGGTGCAATATGACAACGGTGGTGGTCTATAAGACCGATACAAAAGAAGTTCTGGCAGCTATTCCGATGGACGGCGGAGATGCCGTCTGCCGGAATGATGTGGAATTTCAGATTTACAACGGAACAGAGCCAATATTCACGGAAACTCCCGGAGGAATCGTATTGGCAGAAAACAAATTTATGATAAAGATGGAGGGCAACAACAATGAAAAATAAAGGAACATGGATTATTGTCGGCATTGTAGCCGCATTTGTATTACTGATAGCAGGAATTTTTGTAAGTACCAACAACAGAGCGGTTTCGTTGGAGGAACAGGTCTTTACGGCTGACTCTGATATTCAGGCACAGGAGAAACGCAGAACGGATCTTATCTACAATCTGGCAGATTGCGTCAAGGAGTACGATAAGCATGAGGCAGAGACTCTTCTTAATGTCGTAGAAGCAAGAGGAAACAATGGCAGCACCACAGATATTGAGAATGTGACAACTTCCATAGCTGCGGTTGCCGAAGCATACCCGGAATTAAAATCCAACGAGAATTACAAGGAACTGATGAATGAACTTTCAACCACAGAGAATATGATCCTGCAGTACCGCACTGCCTACAATAACGAGGTAAGGGCGTATAAGAAATATGTGCGTAAATTCCCACATAAGCAGATCTTGGGAGTTATGGGATATGAGGTTATCAATTATGACTATCTGGAATACAGCGAAGAGGACAGACAGCCGGTAAGCAATCTGTTTGGAGAATAAGCCTATGAGGAAATGGAGTAAGATAATCTACTCCGGCAACGGTTGGGATATGACGGTGCGTGAACTGATGTTTAGCATCGTCATTATCCTTATCATGCTTATGGGTGGATTTTTCATTAGTGAAAAGATAGCTTCACACAATGACGAACAGAATCAGGAATACTATCAAGCCATGCAGATTGATGGAAATGCAGAACTGTTTCAGTACGGTATGCGAACTGATGTAGGAAATGCGTTCGTGAAAGGAAATCTGGTGGCAGTAGATCCTGTTACAGATCCGGGAATAGGTGGAGTACCAGCTGCCTACATAAAGGTTGAGGAACAACACTACAACCAACATACGAGACAGGTGGCACATACACGGACGGTAAATGGGAAAACGCAGACTTATTACACTACGGAGGTATATTATTCGTGGGATTACTACGATAGTTGGGAAAGCCATAGTCAAACGGTGTCATTCCTTGGCGTGGAGTTTCCGTATGGAAAAATCCAGATGCCGGGGTCTTACCTGTATGACACAATTAAGCAATCGTCCCATGTGAGGTATTTGTACTATGTTATCAACACGGAATACAGCGGAGTTATCTATGCCAATCTCAAAGATAATACCATAGAGGACGGAACACCGTTCATTCAGGCAGATACGATAGATGAAGCGGTGGACTATATGGTTTCAAACGGAACTGCCGGGCTGGTAATTTTCTGGGTTGTATGGGTAATTCTGATCGGAGCAGCCGTGTCCGGGTTCTGCTATTTTGATAATAAGTGGTTGGAGGATTAGAGATGTATATTGTAGACCAGGATCGTAGCAACGTAGTGAACATCGGCAATATCAAAAGCATTGCACTCAACGGAAAAAGAATTACTGCCGATGATTACACACTTGCAGCTTACGACACAGAACAGAGAGGGAAAGAAGTATTTGAACAGTTACTCGGAAACGCTTTTCCTCCTGATATGATAGTGGCTAAGAATTGCAACATATCTGAGGATGCCGTAAAGGACCTAGCAATGGATCATAGCATTATTATGGTTCGTGGCAACGGACAGGCGGATGTTACAGCGTATAGCTGCGGAGTTTATTATATGCCGGAGGAATAAAAGAATGGTAGATGTTATTTTAGCAATCATTTGGATTGCGATATTGGCGCTTTACATTGTTGTTGGTTGGAAAGATGCAAAGTCCAACAATGAAGTGAAGAAAGAAATTACACAGATGAATGAGCTGCTGTTGGAACAGAACTCTCAGCTCAAAGAACAGAATAAACATCTCAATATGGTTATTCTGGGCGTTTGTAGTAAGAGTGTGAGAGATCGAAAAAATGCGGAGGGAGGAAAAGATGCGCAGACAGAGACGGGCGGCAAACAGACCACATTGGAGAAAGAGACCGGAACGGAGAACACAACCACAGCCGCAGATAGAAGAACCTCTGTTTCAAGTGAGGTATGATGAAAGACCGATAGAAAGATATGCCGAGTGCATGGAGATGGATATATTCGATGCAGGACGTGATGGTGCAACAGAGTATGTTCATAAAAAATTAGCGAGCGGAATAGGGTTAAAACTTGCCGAAGAGGGTTTTATCAAATTTGAAACAGGCAGAAATCCGGCGCACCGTGGCATTATAATTCGTGCGTCAGTAAATGTGGTAAAACCTTAAATATTACAGAGCCGTGTAGAGCCGTGAGAAAGGATGAATTTTCATGGCTCAACACGAACTATCGAATAAAGAGATTATCGTAAGGCTTCTGAAAAGCGATCTGAGTGACTATGACAATCTTCTGTCCTTGCTTGGAATGGCAAATGAGGTTATCCGGGAAGATAAAGAACTTTCACGGAAATTAGCGAATAAGGTCAGATTCCTTGCACTGAGACTATGTGCGACAGGAGATATTAAATATTACGATTTGTACAATAAGGCTCTTTTGTTCTTGGCACAGGAACATAAGGATTTTGACTCTTATCTGCTCTATGTGGAAAAGAACAGAGATCCAGAGGACAGATACTATCAGCCACGAAGAAATAAGATTTATTGGCTTGTACAGAAGATGCAGAGGCTTATTGATGATGAGTTGGATATTCTATCAATATCAATGCCTCCTGGCACCGGCAAGACCACACTGGGAGAGTTTTTTATATCGTTTGTAATGGGGCATTACCCAAACACACCAAACCTTATGTCCTCCCATTCTGGATTTATGACGAGAATGTTCTATGATGCTGTTCTCAACATAATTACCAGTAATGAATATTGTTGGAGCGATGTGTTCCCGGACATTGTATTTGAGGGAAACAACGCGAAAGAAGAGACAATAAACCTTGGAAGATGGCAGCCGTTTAAGACACTGACCTGCAGACCGATCAGAGGCTCCCTTACCGGTGTTACCCGTTGCGAGGGATTTCTGTATGTGGATGATTTGGTTTCCGGTATCGAAGAGGCTCTGTCTATTGATCGTCTGGATAAGTTGTACGGAGAGTACACCACAGACCTTAAATCTCGTAAAAAGAAGAAAGCAAAAGAGATCCACATTGCAACCCGATGGAGTGTGCATGATGTTATTGGCCGGCTTGAAAGAATGTATGAGGGCAATCCGAGGGCAGAGTTTATTGCTGTTCCAGACATTGATCCTCAGACCGGAAAAAGCAACTTTGATTACGATTATGATGTTGGATTCGATGAGAAATACTTCCACGATATGGAAATGTCGATGGATGATGTTTCATATCGCTGCCTGTATAAGAGCGATCCGATTGAGAGAGAGGGTATTCTGTATCATCCAACAGAATTGCAGAGATATATTGGAGGACTGCCGGACAGAGAACCGGATTCTATATTGGCAATCTGCGATACCAAGGACACCGGTACAGATTACAACTTCCTCGGAGTTTTCTATCAGTACGGAGACAGATACTATCTGGAAGATCTGGTATTCAAAAACATCGACCCTGGGACCTTGGACGAACTCAACTCAGATATGCTTGTTAAGCATCATGTACAGCAGGCACAGTTCGAGAGCAACAAAGAGGGTAGCAGAACCGCAAATGAGGTTGAGAGACTTGTTAAAGCCAAAGGCGGCAGATGCCATATTACGAAGAAATACACTACTCAGAACAAAGAGACCAAGATCATCGTCAATTCTTCATGGGTTAAGGAACACGTCATATTCAAGGATATTACAGAATATGAGCCAAAGAGTGATTACGGTGTGATGATGTCATTCCTTTGCAGTTATACACAGCTCGGAAAGAATAAACATGATGATGCGCCGGACACTCTGGCAATGTTCGCCCAGTTTGTAGATGCTCTTCTTGGCGGAGAGGGACAGGTAGTGAAGAGAAGCGACTTAGGAATATAGAAAGGGATAGCATGGGACAATATAGTTTCGCCACCAACTTAAAAAAAGAAAGAACGAATAGGGGAATTACACAACACGAACTTGCAACGGGCGTTCATGTGGCGCAGAATACCGTGAGCGATTGGGAACAATGCAAAAGTTATCCGTCAATCGACAAGATATACGATATAGCAAATTTTCTCAAAATCCCTGTAAGCAAGTTGATTTCTGATGTTCAGAAAAATGGCTGTAAAGCCGACTGCACACAGAAAAACAAATTTTTTTGAAAATTTTGTTTATTCCACTTGACAAAGAATGTTTAGTACGCTATACTACGACCATACCAAGTGACACGGATATAAGTTAAGCGGAGTGAACACAAGGTATTTGGCATTAAAGTTTCTCCTAACCATTACGGCACAGCAACAGTGCCGTAATATGGGAAGTAAGCTAACTCGGTAGAAGCGATGGACTGAAAATCCATAGGAGTTGGTTCGACACCAACACTTCCCACTTAGGAATTGTTGTTCCCCGACAGCAATCCCACATCGGAGGGTTCACACTTATGATGGACCTCCGAAACCTCACATGGAATCTCCCAAAGTGTGAGGTATGGACCATTAGCTCAGTTGGTTAGAGCATCCGGCTCATAACCGGACGGTCTGGGGTTCGAGTCCCTGATGGTCCACGCATGGCAATCCGGCACGAAACTATAAATATAGCCATGGCAGTGAAGCTACGCCAAGATACACCGGAGGAAGTAAGGCGGCTGAGTGCGGCGGTGCAGCGCAGAAACGGTATGACTACCGCATGACCGTGACGGCTACCAGAGGTAGCAGACAAGAGAGGATGCAAAAAGATGTATATTCCTGAATTTTGGTGCGGTGTTGCCGCAACGATAATCACAGAAGTAATAATTGCAATCGCATATTCCATATATGCAGACCACAAGAAAGGAGGCAAGAAGTAATGAACAAAGCTGAATTAGTACAGGCTATGGCTGATGAAACCGGACTTTCTAAGAGTGATGCTGAAAAGGCACTCAACGCATTTGTGGAAGTTGTCGGCGGAGAACTTGGCAAAGGTGGAAAAGTGCAGTTGGTCGGTTTCGGAACATTTGAAGTGACTGAGCGTGCTGCCAGAGTTGGCAAGAATCCACAGAACGGTAAAGAGATTTCTATTCCGGCTTGCAAAGCACCTAAGTTCAAAGCTGGTAAAGCACTGAAAGATGAAGTGAATCGCTAAATGATCGGAGCGAACTTGGTGTAGTGTGGTGGTTCGATTCCACCTGTGGGTGTAGCTCTAGCGATTAAGATTCCCACCGCTTCTTTCCTAATGTTCTTGGCGATACAAAGAAAATTCAGGGCGAACGGCAACGATTGGTGGTGTTGCGGCGGACTGTAAATCCGTTCCCTTGTGGTAAACATTGGAGGTTCAATTCCTCTTTCGCCCATTTAGGTAGATTACAGCCTATTTACAGAGAATTTACCGGACGCGAACGGCTTCCCTGCGGAGAATTGTAAAAACCTGGTTATGATTTTTTGTGGTTAAAGGGTACCTTGCTTCCAGTCAAAAAGTAAAAACCACACCTGTTCGATTAGTCAAGCGGTCAAGATACCACCTTTTCACGGTGGGGACGGGAGTTCGATTCTCCCATCGAACATTTCAACTGAGAATAACGCTGACTGTTTATAGTTGGTTTAGTGTTCCGGCTGAAAAGTATTGGCGAAAGCCGTGGTAAGCAATCATTAAATAGGGAGATTGCAATGCTCACTGAGAGGCTTATGTGAGTAGTCCGGGAAAGCCGACAGGACTTAAAATTGGAGAGCTTGCGTAAGTCACGCTAAAGACCACTGTTGCAACGGTGCCTACGATAGCATAACTGGAAATGCCACTGACACCATGCCGGGGAAAGTGGGGTTCGACTCCCCACCGTAGGACGAGCGGATTTCTTAACTGATTTTCTTAGTCCGGCTTTAACAGGAAAGAAAATTGGCGGTGGCGAGGTTCCGGTGATCACCAAGTGCTTTTTCATTACCAAGAGTTTTTAAGAAAAACTCCGGTGCGGAAAATTTACTGCTTAGAGTGCACGAGCGTTACAGCGATTTAAGCGGCGGTGGAAACTTCCGAGAAAGACCTGATTATAGATGTGCGTGAGCCGTAACCAATCGAGCCGTCATGCTTAGTCAGGCGCAGAGGAATGTAGTAGAGGCGGAGAACTGCGATAACAACGTACATCCGAGGCAAGGCGATAAAGAGTTGGACTCGCCAGAGGTTCTTTGAGTATGTAGTCGGTGGATTATGAGAACCATGTGGAGGGGTGCAAGGTCCGAGAACCACATTAAAAAATGAAATACCTTTGTTGGCAACTGTCTTACACGTTGCATCGGTTCGGTAGTGGCAACCATCCAAGCTGCCGCCGGACTGCATTGGAGTATAGCTCAGATGGATAGAGCACAACACTACGGATGTTGGTTAGCACAGGTTCGAGTCCTGTTACTCCAATAATGGCTTGTAGCTCAGTGGTAGAGCGTCTGACTGTTAATCAGAATGTCGTGGGTTCGATCCCCACCTTGCCAGTTGGAGACACTTGACTTACTCTTTCAAAACACTCCATAAAAAGGTTACGAAAGGGCGTTTACGACCGGCGGAAGAGGATCTCCGACTTGTACGTTACCAAGGGAAAACTACTCTGCCGTGTGTCCGGTTGGTCGAGGGTGCGGTCTTGAAAACCGTCTGGATGTAAAAGTCTCTGGGGTTCAAATCCCTAACACGGCGTGGCAAAGTAAAGGATACGTTCGATTCGTAGGTGTATGGGTTGCACATTCTCTATCAAAAAACCAATAGAGAAAGGAACGGTTCGATTCCGCGGTGTGAGGTCGCATTTTACTTTGTGGTTTTGGCTCTATGGTATAAAGGTTATTACGCCCGACTGTCTATCGGAAAATTTGGGTTCGATTCCCAATAGAGTCGTTATGGTGCATTGCCGTAATGGTAGCGGAGCGTCTTGCTAAGTCGTCCTGCAGAAATGCAGTACAGGTTCGATTCCTGTATGCACCGCTATGAAACCGTATTCCACCGGTGGAGGAGGTTTCAGAATTGGATAGTAGGCAGTAAAGGGTAACTGCAATATTAGTACGGTTGAGGAAAAGGTGCGTCCCGGTGTGGCAACAACGCAAAGTGCAGTGATTGGAATAAGCAGGAATGGCAGCCACCCACCTTTGATACGATAGGTTCAAAAATCCGTATGCACCAAACACATGAGGTAATCTGCGACTATCGTAATATTCCAGTGTAAGGTCCGATTCCTTACCTATCCAATCCCGGTCCGGAACGGGGCAATAAGCCGAAAGGCGTAGACAGAGAGGAAGAAAGGCATGATATTACAAACAATCAAAAAGGGTGTCAGAAATGATACCTTTGAGGAATCCCAGGTTATTCAGTGCTTCGATGTTATTATCGAAAAGGATATGCTTCAAATATCCAACGCTGAATCCTCAGATGAAGAATTGGAAATCAGACAGAAGAATTTCAACAAGGCAAAGGAACTTATTGGTGCTGCCGGATTGTGCAGAGATAACATTATTTGGTATCTTGGTGATCCGCCATTAGAGAAGAACGTTTCGCTCACGGTGGTTACTTTAGATACAGTTACTTATGTGTATAGCCGCATTGGTATTCCTGATACTATGGTATTCATTCTGAATAATTCTGGAAAGACAATATCCAGAGTGTTATAAAAAGCCGTCCTGACTTCGGACGATAAACCAGTTGGGTTAGAGAGATTCCCCGAAAGACATTTCCTATCGACATTGCCATTAGTCTCGGCAGAACCGCCAATAGTGGGGCATTAAGCGGGTGTACGGAAATGTTTAATCAAGTCCGCCGGTCACATACTGTCGTAGTTAGCACCGGTTAAGTGAGGAACGCAAGGAACGACATAGCAGAACTTACAAAGCAGCCTAGGGGCGAGGTTGCATTATGGCGGAGTGGAGCAGTGGTAGCTTGCCGGGTTCATGCCCCGGAGGTCGTTGGTTCAAATCCAACCTCCGCAACTCATACGGATTTCCGTATTGAAAACTGAATATGGAGAGGTGGCGGAACGGTAGACGCGGCAGTTATGTACAATACGTCATGTTCGTGGCGTTGACGGCAATATATTACAGCTTGGGGCCTGCTTCATTGATGGTTCAAATCCATCCCTCTCCATTCAAGGCGATGGCGCAAATGTCCTTACAAATCAAGAAGATGCGCCAATTACATGAGTGAGGTAGCTCAGTTGGTAGAGCACGAAAGAAAAACGGATCATGTTCGTGATCCGAACAGCAATCTTTCATTCCATGCTAAGGACGTTGTCGGCGGTTCAAGTCCGTCCCCCACTCTATATGGCGATGTGGTGCAAAGGGAGCACAGCAGCTCTGTTAAGAAGAATGTCATGTTAGTGGCATAATCAGCAAACTCCTTTCAATAACAATCCCAAGCTGCGGATAGAGGTCCGATTCCTCTCATCGTCTCTGCCCCGATTGCCGGTTATGGTAAACCGGATGGAACATGGTTGACAGGAGTGTTCCTTACAGCAATCGAGCATACGGGTTCAAGTCCTGCCGGGGCAATTAAGTGACGCTTACAGCAATCTTTCAAAACAGAAAATTCCATTGACAATATTTTCCCGTTTGAAACAGCGTCATGCAAAAAGAAAGAGGTTGCCTATGAACCGAAAAGAAGATTATAGGGATATGGAAAAGTATCATAAGGCGTGTCAGAGACAGCATAGGCGATATTACAGCAAAACGTCATTTCTATATCCGTCTCATCCGTGGACTGCGGAGGAAGATGCACTGGTAATTAAGCATGAGATTACCGATTCTGAATTGTCTGAGAAAATTGGTCGTTCTGTCGGAGCGATACATAACAGGCGGTATGAACTTAAAAAGTTAGCCAGATAGGCATAAAACTTTACATGGGACACTTACAGCAACCCTTTTGGATATGACTGTTAATCATAAACCCCAATAGTGTCCTGACAATGAAACAGTAAACAATTTTATAGGGACTCCTACAGCAATCACAATGGTTAAAGCAAATGTCTAAAAAACAATGTGAAACGGTTCAATTCCGTAAATGAGAGTCCTGGAAAGGTAGGAAAACATGAGTTTTGCAGATGCAATGAGAGAAGAGGGTAGATTTACCCGGACTGAAAACGGTGCAGTGGCACTGAATACCTCTGGTGATGCCCGACTGGATCTGTTTGGTACAATCGGATCGCTGAGAGAGGCTGATGAGAACAGAATTACCACTCTGTTTGCTGAGGCATACGCACAGGACAAACTCTTTGCTACAAAGATTGCGTTCTATGCAAGAGACATTCGTGGCGGTCTTGGAGAAAGAAAGACTTTCAGAACCATTATTCGTTATATGGCAGAGAAACACCCAGAAGCACTCAGACCAAACCTTGATCTGGTTGGTGTATTCGGAAGATATGATGATCTGTATGAGCTTATCGGAACTCCATTGGAGGACGATATGTGGGCGGCAATGAAGAAACAGTTTGAGGAAGATTTACAGAACCTCAATGCCGGAAATGCAATTTCTTTACTTGCAAAATGGATTAAGACCGCAGATGCAAGCAGCTCTGCCACAAGAAAACTCGGAATCCTTACGGCGCAGAAATTAGGCTATCCGGTCTACAATTTCAAGAGAATTGTTCGCAGCATGAGAAAACAGATTGGTGTCGTTGAAAGCCTCATGTCCGCCGGAAGATGGGATGAAATCAAATACCCGGAAGTTCCGAGCCGTGCGATGATGATTTACCGCAAGGCTTTTATGAAACATGATGCTGAGAGATTTGGAGAGTTTATCAACAAAGCAGAAAAGGGAGAGGTAAAGATCAATGCCTCAACACTATTCCCTTACGATATTGTTGAGAAGATCCTTTACGGCAGAGAAAGCAACAAGGTACTTGAAGCCCAGTGGAAAGCCTTGCCGGATTATGTGGAGAAAGGAACAAACGCTTTAGTTATGGCGGATGTGTCCGGTTCCATGAGAGGCAGACCTATGGCAACATCAATCGGTCTTGCAATCTATTTTGCAGAGAGAAATGTGGGTGCATACCACAATCTGTTTATGACATTCTCTGACAGACCGGAGACAGTTATTCTGAGGGGAGAAACCCTTGAACAGAAGATTTGCAACGTGAGCAGAGCAAATTGGGATAATAACACAGACCTTAAAGCTGCTTTTGAGAGGGTTCTTGAAATTGCGGAAAAACACAATACTCCGCAGGAGGAAATGCCGAAAGCAATCGTTGTCATATCAGACATGGAAATTGACTGTTGTGGAAACCGTGAGTGGTCTTTCTATGACAAGATGGCAAATAAGTTCCGCAAGGCTGGTTATGTAATCCCGAACATTATCTTCTGGAATGTGAATAGCAGACACGATGTATTCCATGCAGATCACAACCGCAAGGGCGTGCAGCTTGCAAGCGGACAGTCCGTGACGGTATTCAAACAGATTCTGCAGAACCTTGGTTACAACCCGGTTGAGGCAATGGAGAACACAATCAATTCTGAGAGATATGATTGCATCACAGTTGAATAGAGTGTGTAACAGTAGGTGGCGGTCGGAATGACTACCACCTATTTTTTATGGAGAATTGAAAATGAACAATCAAAATTAGAATTTGGAGGTTAGAATGGTAAAGAAAAGGACTATCTACACAACATCAGACGGAAAAGAGTTTGATGATGAGAAAGAAGCGAAAGAACACGATGAAAAGGTCATACGAGAATCAATCAAGGTCTATAAGGTGTACTACAATCCAGATTTGAATGAGGGCAGAGGATATGAAGATGATGGATATGTGTATGTTCATGTGAATAAGCATCACGATCAGTTTATAGAGTATTTCCTTTGCAAGAGGTTTGGGAATCCCATTTCCTTTGTCATGGGTACTTTTGGCTCAAATGCAATCATGCAGACATATATCTATCACGAAGTTCCTGAAAGTGATGTGAAAGCCGATAAGGTTCTGGCAAGGATAGAAGAGACCTTTGTGGATAAATTATGGGAGGATTCAATCAATGGATAAATACCTGAGTGTAATAACAAACTTTGGTTGCCACGGCAGATGCCCTTACTGCATAGTCCGGGAGAATGGAATTAAAGTGCCGAAATCCACGGTGGACGGTCTGGATAAATTGGAGGATGCCATTACATTGACCGGAGCGAATATCGTATCTATCTCCGGCGGTGGAGATCCGCTTTACCGGTATAGTGACAATCCTCTTGTGCCTATGTATCTCGGAATGGTTATGGGTATCTGCATTAAAGCCGGTATTCCAATGGAAATGCACACGAGCTACACAGAGTCGGAGTTTCCGTACCATTTCTGCAAAAGAGTGGTGTATCATCTGCAATCCGTTGAGGATTTGGAATATGTGGAGAGACATGGAACGGAAATCGTAAGAGTTGTGTTCGTGGCAACAGAGAAATTATCGAAAGAGGATATTACCAAGATCTCAGACTATGTTCATTCCTCAGACCAGATAGATGAACTCAGTTTCCGGCAGATGGTTAATGAGCGGTACGAGACGGAGTATTACAACCATGATTTTCTGAAAGCCGGTCATGAAAAAGGATTGTGGCATTACATCCGGCAGAAAGATTACAACATCTACTACGCTGAGAACAGAATCTACACGAAATTCTCAGAGATAGGAGAGGACTATGGAAAATCAGAAATATAAGTTCCAGTTGACGTGTAAATCAAAGATATTCGGAATAAAAACTTGTGAGATGAGATTGGAAACCGGAGAACTCCTTACCTATATGCCTATCCCAGACGGCGTTAGATTTTGTTTTGGCACGATTAAACGATTCTATGAAAGCGAAGAGGGACAGAAGATTATCAAGAAAAGGATGGCAAACCGATAAGATGAAAATAACAAAAACGACTGTACGAGAATATGAGATTTGCGATTGCGCCAAGTGGAGGCAAACTATCGGAGAGACATTGGCGTTCAGAAAATCACGCGGAATCAAGAACCGAGGTTTGGATAAATGTTTCGTATGCGGATATAAGTTTGGAAATGAAGAATATCCGTATATTGCATTGATTAAAAATTACAAAAATCAGTTTATATGTGAAAAGTGTGCAGAAAAGGTAAATCCAGACAGAGTAAGGAGTGAAACGGGAAATGATGAGAAAACTGTATAACCTGTGGCTCAGATACAAAACAAAGAATTTCACGAAGATACCTCTCTTTACCATGGTATTTGATTACCAGAAGTTCAAAGAGAATGGCAAGGACAAGAGCTGTGTTCTGTATGCCATACACCCGGATATTGCCACAGATGAATTTCTGAAAGGCAAATTACAGGAATGTGTTGATTACATCCGGGATAACTACGATATGGAACGATTCACTGAGATATGATTGGGAGGGCGTTATGCAAACAGACAAATATTATTTGTGCAAGGATTTGATTGGCAACATCGACTCCCTGACATCTTCCGCAAAGCAGACAATAGATAGCATAGAGGCATACAACGAAAATTCAAAAACAGGTGCCACAGCAAAATTCTCTATATACGCAAACGGAAATACCACTTCAACAGCTCTGGATGCCGATGAAACCAATATTGTTACTGCGATAATTTTGGAAAGCTACGCAACCGCCATAAAGGAAAGCAGAGATAGAATTGTTGAAATCATAGACAAAGATTACAGAACAATTTTGAATGAGATTGGAAAGTTGAGAAGAAAAGGCAGCGGAGGAAGTGATAATTGAGAAAAAGATTGAACAGATTTTTCCGTACCAAGGCGAACCACCACACCCTCAGAAGAGGACACAGGTTTAGAATATACATGATTTTGGTACGACTGACCGATGAGAGAAAAGGAGAAAGATAATGGCTAAAGAAAATTACATGATTGGACTGACAGACGCACAGAAAAGAGCAATAATGTGTCTGGACGATATTCAGGATGTTTGCATTATGCATAAGCTCAACCTTACCATTCTGGACGATGGCATTGGATTCGTGGATCCCAAAGACGATAAAATTGTCATGGTATGGAGACCACAGTATAAACCGGCGCAGGCTGAACCGGAACTTAAATTCAGACCCACATTGCCGGAAGCAGAACTAAAGCCTACGCAGAAACCGTCCGGTGGCAATATGTCCGCTTTCATATTTGGCGGTTCAAAGGGAAGTGGCAGATTTATGGGAAACAAAAGGAAACATACAGTCAGAGGAATGAAACGGAGGTAGGTTGATATGCCAAGCTTTAAATTAAAACCGGAGCACATAAAGATTATGACAGACCTTAATTTTAGAATCTCCATTTTAATAGATTCTAAGGATAGGTATAGACCGGCAATAGATATTAAAAGACCATTCGGGAACAGCGGCCCCACAACGAATGTGTGTGAAATCATGGGATGGCACTGCGATGAAGAAAGTGGAGAATACGCTG